GTCATAAACTCACCACCTTGCCCCATCTTTCTATCTTTGAACTTAACTTCTTTACCAAAACCAGGATACGAACTTTCACAATCACTTGTTCCAATTAGTGTAGAACCATCGCCGTCTTTTGGAATATAGAGAATAGAATCCTGTTGATACTTACTGCCAAGATTTATCAAGTCTTCTCGCAATTTTCCTTTGTCTTTCAAATCAACAACAAAGTAAACATTTTCTTTAACTTCTTTTGCATCAGGTGTTCCGTAGTTTTCAATATAAGCACCTTGAACTGCAGTAACACCGTAACCCATCATTTGAAGATTGGCATATAATTGTCTGTTTCTTTTTTGATTGTCACCTTTTGAATATGGTTTATCTTCAGCTGTAGCACAACCTTCTTTGGAACGAAATGCAGTTATTGTGCCACAATCATGTTCTTCCATATGTTTTGACAAACGAGCAAGTCCACTCTCGTTTAATTGTTTATCTGGTAATAAATGTTTTAACTTTGCCATTGTTTCTCTCTGTTATGTAAACTGTTTACAATAAATATCAAAATTATTTCTTATCTGTTGAACCGAAACCACCATCGCCTCTGTTACTATCGGACAATTCTTGCACTTCTTCCAAGTGAACCTTTGGATATGGAATGATTATCAATTGAGCAATCTTATCACCAATGTCTGGCATTTCAGCTCTATGATAATTTGAATATGGAAATTCAAATCTAACTAAAATCTCACCACGATAATTTGAGTCAATGACGCCAACTGAATTTTTTAGTGAAACTCCTTTTGGTGCTTTTGTTATTGAACTTCTTGGGAAAAGTAATCCAACATGACTACTTGGAATTTCTACAGCAATTCCTGTTCCGTATTCCATAAATGTGTCTGTTCTTCTAAACGATGTTGAAGTTAAATCCATACCAGCGTCACCGTCTTGAGCATATTGTGGTGTTACTGCTTCTGGAACTAATTTACGAAATTTTACCGTTAGATCAAAATCATTTTTATAGTTTACCGTTACATTCGGATTTGATGTATGCCAATCCATTTTAACCTCCTACATTCCAAAATAATGCATCTTCCGATGCGTGTTCTTTAATAAATGACCAAACTTTTGAGTCATAGTAATCCGAAGAAGGAAACGGTGGTTTCTCTGCGGGTTTACATTTTTGTTCAAATTTATACTTTGATATGAATACTTCTGCCCTACCCCTCTCTCTGTCTGTTGTATTATGGCCAACTCTAACACCATATACTTTCGCATCTGGCCATGCTCTCTGTAATCCCCTTGAAAGAACTCCTGAACTTATACAAGACCAAACTTCTTTTGGTTTGATTGGCAACTGGTTGGCAATTCTGGCAACTTCATCAATAACAACCGGATGGTCAAGACCGAATGGTAATAATTGTGTATCAGGTGTTTCAAGTGCATACTTTTTAGCAACATGCTGAATATGAGTGAGAAATCCCATAGGAACCTCTATAATGTTTGCACCAATAGATAGTGCTTCTGTTGTTAGCGGTAAATGTTTTCCTTTCGGAATAACAACGGTTGCCTTCAAACCTAAATCTTTACAAGCATAAGCAAGTGCTACTTGAGCATAGCCAACTCTTGGAGAAGCATATACCCATTCACGAACATGGGATTGTGATTGAAGATAACGATAAAGGAAACGTCTTTTTGTTCCACCTGGAAGCAAATCATCACGAACCACCCAAATGTTTTCGTGTTTTTCGATAACAATTTCGGGTAAAGTTATAGTGACATCTTTCGTGGGATATTGAAAGAAGTCTGACATTTTTCACCTTAAACCGATGTGATAATTGATTGATAATAAGATTTTGGCTGAACACCAATGACTTGTTGAACTATTCTACCATTTTTTTCAAATATGATAGTTGGAACGGCACGAACACCGTATTGTTGTGCTACATCTGGATTGTTATCAATATCAATTTTTTGATAACCAACCGTTGGGTTCTCACTTCGTAATTGATCAATTACGGGCGTTAAATGTTTACATGGTTGGCACCATGTTGCAGTGAAATGTTTAATTGTGATCATAATCTGTTAATTTATTGTTAATGAATGAACAACCAAATATACAATTTTTTTTAATACAAAACAAGCAAAAATTATCTTGCCAACTTTATTCTAATCAATAAATCATCATCAAATGATTTCCGAACAGGACTACTCATTTTTGCAATTGCAAGTAATTCGTATTCATCATTATACAAACCGATTGATGTTATGTAAGAAAGTGGCTGTTCTGACATACAATTATATTTCAATTTATATTGTGATCCAGAGGCATAAGAAGGATTGTTTGTATAATTTGCTTCATCATGCGGTATATGTATAAAATAATGTTTTACACCAAAATTCTTCTCACGTCTTGCCTTCATTGAATTTCCAGTAGCAGCAGCTCCACTTATTGATGTATACAACTTGAATGAATTATCACCATTTATATTACTACCGGTTACAGTATTAAATGACAATTCATTATTTAATCGATTTGCACTCAAAACTATAACGCCAAGAGCAGGATATACTTTTCCGTATGTAGTTATGTTTGGATTTGTTGATATACTTCCGGTTGCACTATCATGTATTCCCAATTCTAAACTTCCACTAACAACATCATACGATGCATACGGATTTTCGTTGCAATAATTGAAATCTGTATACGATGAATTATCTATGAGGGTTATTACTTTTGGATTTGAACCGGACACTTTAACATTACTTCCGGTATGAAGATTATTAGCAATACCACTTCCACTCAACTCAGCAAGATTTATTTCAAAGTTACCAATGTCTAATTTATCACCAATTGATTTTCTATAAAAATTTATCACATAAACATCATCCGGTGTTTCCAATGATCCAGTATTGTAAAATGTAAAATTTGTTTCAGGTAAATCCAATGTGGATAATCTATACTGTGAGTATATTGCCTTTGATGGTGTATCAAATGGTGTATCTTCTGTATATGTTGATCCCGATCCATTACTGTTTCCGTATGTTACAGTAAAATATGGTTTTTGATCACATTCATTACAACCATATACATCATAGAAATATGCATTTGAAGCAGTTGCAGTTGAAGATGTTGTATAACAATCTATTGATTCTGATGCATTAAATAAACCATGAATTTGAGTTTGTATGTTTCCAGTTATTATACTGCTAGTTGGAATTGTGTGATATATTAAACTCTTTCTTTCATCTATTTTTAATGAAGGTTTACACTTTTCTATTTTTTTATCACGTATAAAATAGGGATATAATTCGTATTTATCTAATAAATCTTTTCTGATTATAGATGTTGTTCCGTCTCCTCTATCTCCTGATGCGTATATTCTAAAATCATCGGCAGAAATTTGATCTGGACAAACTAAATAATACTTTCCAGTTGTTATTGATTTACACCCACACCCCAACTCATTTACTTCTACGGGTTCTTCTACAAATTCAACTTCAAGACACCCACACCCTTCAATATCCCTATTCAATACTTGGTCTTCCCAATCAACAAAAACATTTTCTCGGTAGTCTATACTGGATGAATACTGCAATACTGGTGGATTTGCACTATCAGATCCATAACACGGTTGTATTCTTTCATACTTTACTTCATATTCTTCTTTCACCACATATTCAGTTCTTAATCCAGAATAACATTCTCTGTATGGAACTTTTTCCCGTTTCCTACTATCAAGGAAAAATCTATAACCAACTGGTAATTCAACATCATCTGCAGTCCAAAGTTGATACACTCTTGATGTAAGTCCTTTATATTTAACTGAAATCTTATCAATACCATACGGCATATAAAGACCATCTGGTAAACCAAATGCTATTTTTATATTATAGTTCAATGTTGCTTCATCAGGTGCAATAGATTGGAACAATCCTTTTGCTCGTTTACCATTTAATACTAGACCAGTTTCAAATTCTTTCTGAATATAATCATTATCAAGGTATATTCCCAAATTATATTTTTGTGCTATTATACTATTTTCGAGTATTTTTGCTGCGGTTGTAACTACCATATTTGAATCGTAATATACTTTTGAACCGTCAATATCTACTTCAACATAACACTCCCCATCATTTATAGAATAAATAACCGGCTCTCTCCAAGGACCCAATGGGTTTAATTGTTTAACTGCCTGAATTGTTGGTGTTGAATTAAAACCACTAACTATTTTTAAGTTTTCAGAAAAAATTGTTGATTTTTCTAATTGTTGAACCGTATAAATTTCATTTCTTTTTTCACCAAAAATGGATGCATCTCCATAGTTTGTTGATGCGTCAAATACTGCAGAAACTTCTAATTCTGATGTATTATTTTTGTTATCGATGGCATCATACCAACCAATAACTAATTTCAAATTAGTATACGGCAATGAACCTGTAAACCAAACCCATCCATTTCCGAGAATTACATAATGGAAATCTTCTATTAGAGTAATATTTCTTTTTAAGTCAATTATTTTGAATAATGTTATTTTTGCAGTAGAAACTGTATAATCAGTTGCTAAAGTAAACCCACCGATACCCCGAAGACTTAAATCACTTTTCCTATAATAAACCGGCAATCTATATTTGTAAAGATGAACTGGTCGTCCACCGGGTGAACTTTGTTTGTATATTCTATCAACTTGTTTGAATGGAACTATATCACATTTAGGTATAGGTTTCCATTTACCATCGGCATCTTTATACCCCAATGGATATGCAGGTGATAAATCTGCATTCAATCCACTTGGTGTTGTTCCAAATTCTCCATAAGGAACACCATTGTATATTGGTCTTCCATCTGAATTTAGTGGCAAAATTTCTTCTTCTACTACTTTACCATTAGCGTATGTAACCTTGTAACGAGACATTTATCACCTTATCCCATAGAACTAATTACTGCACCATATTCTTTTGCTTCAAACTTTTCTCTAACAATATCCATAATACATTTTTCAACTTCTTTCTTATATTGACCAATGAAATATGGTGTTCCTTCTTCTGCCTTTTCAATTTCTTTTATTGCTTCCAATTTAGTAACACACTTCTTTTCACCAACTAATTTTGCAAGTTCAATTAGTGCCTGTGTATCATCATCCTTTTCTTCAACTGCCTTTTCAATTTTATTTATAGCAGTTTTTACTTTTTGTCCAAGTCCTTCATCTTCTTCTTTTATCAAAAGACTTTTTAATTTCAAAGATTTCATTGCAAACTCCAATGTTTATTTACGAGATAATAAAAAATAAAGTCCAAAAAATAACAGCGCTACCGAATAGAATATAATATCGGTAACGATGTAACTCTCGGTAAGTTTTGTTACTAAAGCAAAGGCCGCATCGAACCCAAGAGGATTGAAAAATGTCCCAAGCACTAAACATATTTTTGCCAACACATCTTTTAATTGTTTGGAGTTTCTTTTTGACATTACGCCATCCCATGTAGTTGCCTTTGTGTGAAAAATACTTCTGTAACTATAAATATGGGATAAATAAAAAAGGGTGATGTTTCCACCACCCTAAACTTAACATCTAATCTTATTTTACTTTGATTGTTATTTCTTCGGGTTCCGTTGGTTTTTCATACGGAACTGAAATATGAATAATACCGTTCTCAACACTAGCAGTAATTCCTTTCAAATCATATTTGATTTTACCGTTTGGTAATTCAAATCTCAATTCAATTGTTTTTTCACCAAAGATGTTTGTAACCTTTCTGTGACCTGTTACATTAAGGATATTGTTTTTTACCGTAATGTTAATATCCTCTTTTGCACAACCAGGAACTTCTGCATAAATGTTACGAACTCCATCCGCGTCTTGAACTAATGTTCGAGTATTAAAACGAGGTAAATCAAGATGTGTTTTTGACAACTGATTTACAACGTCATCCCATAAATTGTCTCTACGAAGAATAGAATTTAGCGTTACCATAATAACCTCGAAAAATTAAAAATAAAAAAGTTAATTAGATAATTTAGCAGCTTTTGCTTCGGCAACAGATGCTTGATTATACGGTGTAATCAATTTCTTAATTGCACTTGCCGCCTTACGAGCAATAGCAGCATCTTTCTTTTTTGTTGAATTATGTGCAACTGTAAACTCATTGAATAAGTTTGTTAGTTGGGCATAGATTTCTTGCTTGGCCATAAAACCTCCTGTGTATAATATAACCTACATTATCTCCGGTATCGGTAATTTTGCATTGGTTATACTTTGTATAAAAAACTTGCGAATTGTGTCTCGCATTCCTGAAACTTTACTTTGTTTGTTAAATACAACATCATATAATTTTTCAAATGATGCAGCATCAGCGATAGTATACTGATCTCCCAAAAAGAAATGTATCATTTCTTCCGGTGTTTGTGTTACAAAACTTTCACTACCTGCAATAGTTTTACCGGCTTTGATAATACTACCACCTTTACCGGCATAACTTTTTGCTAATCTATAAATTCCTTTGTCATGTCTCATAACATACTTCTCAACTTCAATCGGAACATCCTTATCGGTTTTCTTTAATACTTTGTAATCAACCGCAGAAACAACTGCAGCCAATAAAAAATTTCTATATGCTTGTTTATATTTTGACTCACCCTTTGAATAATCCGGTGATGAATAAACAAATTGTGTCCAATTAACATTATTTGATAACATGAAATCAACTTGCACAGGTTCTTCGGTAACTCTGCCGACTATTGGAAACGGAATAGAAACTTGTGAGAACCCACGAAGTGGCTTTGCATCATATCCCATCTTTTCCAATTCCTTTATCAACCAATCCAATACATCACTTAATTTCAAACCATTGGCGGATGCCAATTGATCCATTGAAATACCAATGTCCAAGTCACCTGATAATTGAACATCAGGTTTCTTTCCTGCACTACCGAGTATGAAACAATCTGTTCCAAAACCGATAAGACCGAGTGGTTTCAAAACAACTGTCTCAATTTTTGAGACAGTTGCCGCCACTTCATTTTGTTTAATCGCCACGGCATCGGGAAACATATTCCCACCTTCTGTCAATAATTTCTTTAATTTAATCATGTTATATCAAAAATATGTGTTATAGTTCTTTGGATAATGTGTTTAATAATAATTATACTTTATTTTTATTTTACTTTACCCAAACCATCAATTCTTTCATGCACGAATTTTATTTCACCAACAACTTCTTGTTGTGATTTATCAATTCTTTCGTGGATGAACCGATGTTCTTTTTCAATAACCGAACTCAAGCTATCAACTCTGGAATCAATCATTCGTCTAAAATAATCATCTGTTGATGTAATTCGTTGATCCAATTGATTAACTACTGTATCAACTAACCTCTCTAAATTATTTAGTTCTTTGTTTAATCTACTAATTTTGAACATACCCACAACTACAACCGTAACTGCCGTTAAGACTGTAACTGCACATACACCCAACCAAAATGAAGTTATATCCATAACTTTTCTCCTTATTCCCAAAGAACTATAACATTATTATTTATTTTATTTCACAGGCACCACCAGCACAAGCCAATTCGCCAGTCAAATCTGTATTGTCTTCCAACTCAACAACATTACTTAAATCAACATCGTGCAGAGTTTCCATTAACTTATTATACTTTTCTTCATCAATATCTTCAAAAGGTGCCTGTATGTATGTTCCACCGTCATAAGGCAATACTGAAAGACCATTGAAGTGTTCTTTATTTTCCCACATCCAATTACCAACGGCATCCCATTCGTGTTCGCGGATAGATACTGTTGCAGATATATTATGTGTGTTCATACCTGTTCTATGACCTGGCTTAATCCAATTCTGATTGAACCATTTTACTCTTTCCAATAATTGTAATGGACTTTCACTACGAAGTATTGAACCCTCTGGTGACTTTTGTGGAACACCAATTACAGCAGTATCATGTGGGCGGAAGTATTCATCTTCTACCAATTCGGGATGATTGATTGAAAGATAAGTATAAATTGCCTCATTCTTACCAACACGAACACGGCGTAGATAATAGTCATTATGCCATGCATGAATGCCTGATGAACAACCCAATGTCAATGATGATGTTCCAGCAGGTTTAATCGTTGTTGTTCTTGCGGATTTATTGATACCGATAAGTTCCGCAACTCTTTCGTTTTCTTCTCTTGATGCCTTAGCAGCAGCTTTCAAATCCAACTTTTGAACTTTACCAGAACCGATACCTGTCATACCAACACCGAGAAGTGCATCCTTTTCAGTTGTTCTTTGCCATATTGGGCGAAGATAATGAAAATCCGTATAACCTGCCTGCAATGTTCCGATGAAAGAAGCGGCACGAACTCTATCCTCCAAATCTTCTTGACTTTCAACATCAGAAACATTTACCTCACACAAGTTACAAAATTGGAATGGGCGAAGTGCAATCTCACAACAAGGATTTGTTCCCCAATCTTTATCGTTGGAAAGATAAATACCCGGCTCACCTGCATTTGATAATTCTATTTTCTTCCAAAGTGATTTGAAAAATTCTTCTGTTACCTTACTACGAAGAAGAACCGCAGAATTATTCGCTCTGCCTCTTTGTGGATTGAGTTCCCACCAATTTCCAAACTTACATGAAATCATATCGTCATCATCGGCAGAGAAAAGAGAAATAAGAGCTGCACGGCGAATACCACCGGCAAGAACTGCATCTGCAATATGACAAACAATATCGTGAACTTCAATCGGTGAAAGTTGTTCACCGTCATTTTTAAGTTCAAGAATTGCTCTAATCTTTTCAATACAAATTCGTAGTGGTTCTGGACCCGGTGCCTTCCCACCACTTGTAATAAGACGGGCACCCTTGTGACGAATATCTGAATAATCAAAACGGATAGATGAACCACCGGTGAAATATGATTTCGTCAAAGCTTTAATTGCATCTGCCCAACCTTCAATTGAGTCACCGATAAGAAATCTTCTTTCTTTTGATTTAGGTCTGTGGATTGGTGGCAAACTTTCTACATGATGTTTCTGAACGGAATAACCTACACCGGTTCCACCAAGAAGAAGAAACATTACTTCACCGAAAGCACGCCAGTCATCTATTGGAAGATAAGCACAATTGTATATTCTGTTAGGACTTATTTCTATTGGTTTACCACCGAATTGCAATGAACGCATTGATGGTAATACTTTCTTATCATATACCATTTTATAGACATTTTCAATTTCATCTTTTAATTTTGGATATTTTCTTTGGTGCATTTTTTTATTTCGTGTCACCAATTCTTCCCAAGTTTCCCTACGATTTTTTTCGGGAATGAAACGAGCATACTTCATGTAAACTGTGATCTCAGACAAGATGCGATTGCTGATGTCCATTTATTTCTCCATTGATTTTTTTATTGAAAACGGTATTTTTTAGGTATAAATCAAAACCATACACGAATAAGTATATGGTTTTGGATAAAAAAAGTGGGTTTTTCTAAATTATTTTTCCACTAAAACCCTTCCAATTCTTTGAACTTTTGTGAAAGAGCTTTCTTAACATTCACGTCACCTTTCATTGATGTTTGAACATTTTGTCCCATGTCAGAACTTGGTTCGTATATTTCAATGTGGCCAGTCATTGTATTTATTTTACTTGGGAATGTCATACCATCAGGACCGAAACGATTTTTAATAATATGCCATCTGCCTGTTCCACCAACTTTATCATTCAATTTTCTTGATAGAGACATAATGAAATCTGCAATCATAATTTTGTTATATGATTCTGAAACTTTACCACCTTCAATCACATCATCTTCAAGAGCAGAACGATTTGCTTGTGATGCAGTCCAAATAGGTATTCCATAAGTTCCGCCAACACCACGCAAGTCTTCATAAATATCATTTAGTTCCAATCTTTTATCACCGGCTTTTGCAGGTCTTATCAAGTCTGCATAATCAACTATAACTAAATCAGGTGGTTTACCTTGACTGATGCATTTCTCTATATGTGATGTTATTGTTGTGATACTTGCGGTTTTGGTTGGATAATACTTTACAATCAAGTCACCTTTGATAGTTTCCATTGTATCACGGATTTTCTCTTGTGCATATTCTTCGTTAAGATTTTGAAATGCAATCTTTGTAAAGTAAGCATCAAATCTTCTTGCAACATAAAACTGATTGAGTTCAAGTGTATAATAAACAACTCTCTTACCGGCCTTAACTGCTTGAGCGGCAATACTTACCAATCCCCAAGACTTACCGCCACCGGCAGGAGCAATGATAACACCCAACTCACCAGCAGCCAATCCACCGTTTGTAATATCATCAACTACATTCCATCCAGTAGATACACAACTTCTTGCACCTTCTTCATAACGAGCAATAATATCTACAAGATATTCATGTCCAATATCTTTGTCAGTTCCGGCTTTCAATGCAGTATCAATTTTCTTTTTTATTAAATCATACTTACCACTCTTAAGCAAATCAACCGACTCAATAATTGCAACTTTCATCTTTTGATTTTTACAAAATTCAAGAGTAGTTGATTTAACATATTCTGCATCAGAACTATCTTTATACTTTGCACTTTCTTTCAGAGCATCTGCAATAGTGCTCTTCAAAACTTTATCTTCAACGGTAATCAATTCAGACTTGAAAACTTCAGCAGTTGGTGCAGTTTTATACTTCTCATAATAGGACATTATCTTTTCAACAACCCAACTATTTGCTTGAGACTCAAAATAATTTGGTTCGATAATATCTGAAACTTGTTGTAAAAATGCTCTATCGTTTAATAATGAAGTGACTACTTTTGTCTGAAAGGTATGACCATATTGGGATAAATTATCCTGCATATTTGTTCCTAATGGAATTTAATGTTGTAAAATTATTTTGAACCCATACATCCCAATTCAATAAAACATTTTGTAGTTTATCTTCTACAAATAGTTTATTCAGTTCAACTTTATTTATACCGTCAATTTCACCATCAACTAAATGTCTTAATGTTGATTTGGTGCTTTGTGAAATTTCAACATCACTTAATTGCATTATTCTATGATTGGTTTGCAATACATTTAGGTTGTTCTTTAATTCTTGAATTGCTTTGGATTTATTATCATGTAATTTACAAATTTCTACGAACATTTCCAAATCAATTTTTCTTTTTTCTGATAATTCTGGAAAGAATTTTAATATCGTTTTGTCACCGAGACCACGAATGCCAACTACATTATCACTCTTATCGCCAAGTAAAGATTTGTATATGATATAATTCTCACACCAAATACCCGTTTCTTCCAAAAGGTTTTCTGGTGTATACATTTTCTTTTTGGTTGGCAGATAAACACTAACTCTATCCGAAACCAATTGTAAAAAGTCTCGGTCATTGGAAAGTATTACACATTTTTCTTTGAAATAAGAAGAAAGGTAGGCAATCACATCATCTGCTTCTATTTTATCAATGGAGATTATTGTTAGTGGCAAATTTTGTAGGTATGAAAAAACACGAAACAGTTGATACTTAATTGAGGATTGTTCATCTTCAATATCTTCAAACCCAACTACACGGTTTAACCGTGACTTGATTGCCCTACCTTCCTTATAGTTTGAATAAATTTCTTTTCTTCTCTGTGAACCACCCTTACCATCAAAGACAACAACAACCCGTGTGGGATTAACCATACGGATTGTTGCTCCAAGAGACTTCAAGAAACCAGATAATCCACCAACATGAATACCATCTTCGTTTAATGTTGGGATGGCAGAAAATGTGCGTATAAAAAGGTTCATCCCATCTACAATCAAAACCTTACTATCACGATGATAGTTCTCTTGTTCTTGTTTTTCTGTTTCTATTTCTTGTAAAAGTCTTTGATATTTACGGTTCATACTTCATCTTGTAATAATGGTTCATCGGAAAGTGTTACGTCATCTATGCGTGCCTCATCCAGTTTCTTATATTTCATAATTACTTTCTCAGCGATTTCATCATAAACTATATCATACAATTGGGGATTACTCATAATCTTTTCAACAAATTCCTTTGATTGAAACTTAATGACTTCTCCAGTTCTTTTGTCTGTCCATGAATACCATGCACCAGATTGAGAAACAAGATTGTGTTCTTTCATCACAGTTAGCCATGATGAATAATCATCTATACCACTATCAAAATAAACTTCATATTCACATTCACGCAGCGGAGGACCTACTCTGTTCTTCACCAATTTCGCCTTAATCCTTGAACCAACAATTTCATCACGACCTTCTCTCTTTGCTTTTATGGCACCGATTGAAGAAAGACGAAGACGAACAGAAGCATGGAAAGGAATACCTTTACCACCAGGTGTTGTCCAAGGATCAGAAAATGCTGGAGCATTGAGTTTCTGACGAAGTTGATTTGTAATAATCAAACAAATACGCTCTCTACCGATAAGATTTGTAATTTTTCTCATTGCCTTTGAAATGATAAGTGCCTTTGCCGTAGCATAACCATCCTTATCAAAGTCTGCAGCCATTTCTGTTTTAGTGGATGCACCGGCTATCGAATCAACTACTATCGTTACCAATCTATCTTTATCAGATGAACGAACCTTATCAATGATAACATCAACAGTTTCAAAAATATCTTCTACGGTTTCCAATGGAATGTATAACATATCTTTCAAGTTCAAACCGATTGCGGTTAGATATTCAGTTGATATTGCATTCTCGGTATCAATATAAACAGCAAGACCACCTTTCTTTTGTGTGTTAAGAAGTGCATGGGCTGCCAATAGAGATTTACCAGATTGTTCGAGACCTGTTATTTCAGATACACGACCAACAGGAAAACCACCATACTTACGATTAGAAATGGCCAAATCCAACATGGTTGAGCCAGTTCCTACCCATTCTTTTACTATCGTAGGTGCATCACTATCACCTTCAAGAAAGTAAGCAGTCTTAATGTTTTGAGTTTTGAATTGTTTGTTTATAGTTTCGGCAATGAGCCCACCGAGTTCATCGGAAAGATCACTCTTTGATTTTGCCATAACTCACCCTTATTAAAATAAATCATCAAATGTAACACCGACATCTTCTGCAGGTGTGTTTGAGCTGTCACTCTTTTCTTGTTTGTAATTGAGATCTTTTGATTCTTCTTCTTGTGAAGAAGCACCCATCCAAGTTTGTAACTGAATCTTCAAATCATCATAAGATGGTTCTGGATACAATTCTGTAATTTGTGGTTGTGACTTAATCTTTTCAAGAACTTCTGCACTTTCTGTAATAGGTGTTTCTTTTGGTTTAACACGAATACTTGTTTCTGCATAAGTCTTACCGGCTTCTTCTGGTGACTTAACGGTAACAACAATGTCACGACCAGATTTTGCATCAGACAAATCACCGTAATCAGGATCAACAAAGAAAGCAAGTAGTTCTTCATAAATTTGTTTACCAAATCCCCAAAACTTTACACCTTCATTTTCTTGACCACGAACAATAACAGGAACATAGATACGCATTTTGGGTTCCAATTTTCTACCCATTACCCAATCTTCTTTATCACCAGTTTGTTTAAGTTTTTCTGCAAACTCAACCACTGGATCAGGACGACCAAATGATGCAGGAGAAAGAATAGATCTCTTACCCAAATTGTAATGGAAATACAATTCGATAAACGGATTTTCTCTGTTATGAATGTAGGGAACAATTCTGATTTGAGTTTCACCCGGATCGGGTTTCCAAATGTTAGATGTGCGATTGTTTGTGTTTTTTAGAGAGTTCAAACGACTCTTGATTGCATCTAGGTTAATAGCCATGATGTTTCTCCAAATGTGTAATAAATAATGTTTAATCGTTACTAAAAGAATGTTATGTCTAATAGAACAATACTAATATATGAATTTAATGTTTAATAAGCAAGCAATTTTTATTTTATTCTATAAATAAATATGGGAAATCCGAAGATTTCCCATATTATCATTTATTGTATTTCATAAGTTCCTTTAATCTACGAACAATCGTTTCTGGTATTTTTTCCACATTGAATGTGTTATCAACCCAAGCTGGTGCATCATCTGTTTGAGGCATAACATCACGCTTTGGAGCACCTGCAACTGGAGGACTTTGTTTTTTCAATGTTTCTACATTACCCCAAATATAGTCCGCAATCGCTTCTGGTGTATCGCCTTTATCATATTTCTTAAACACTTCAACAACTGGCTCTTTTATATTATCAATAACATATTTTTTCAATTCACTCTCACCAACTTGAAACAGATTTACACCACCACCGGCTGCAGTTGGAACTGTTCCAGTTTGAGCAGCAATACCAATTTGAGTGGCTTTAAGTGCTTCGAGTGGTTTTTTAATATCCGTTAAATCAACTGCCTTTATCTTTGCATCAGGATTAAGACAGAATACTTGTGACCAACGGTGGTGTCCGTCAATAACAAATTTACCACCACCACCTGTTACAATTGATTTTCCAGCAGGTGCAACTACACCACCTTTCAAACAGGCCTCTGCACTTGCAGCATCTTTTAACGGATAGCTCAATGATTTATCCATAACAACTTCATTTTGAGTTGGCTGTAAATCTGTGCAAACAGGAGAAGCGGCAGATGTTTTAACTGGAGCATCTGACGATAAAGATTTTATGGCATCAACAAATTTAGGATCCTTTATATTATCACCCAGCTCTTTTACAAATGAAACATAATCTTTTTTAAGAATTTTTTTCAATTCTTCTTGTGCATCTTCTTCATTTAGTTTTACTTTAACTTCGTTTACTAAACTTTTCAATGAATTTTTCATCAACATTCTCTCTAAATCGTATTAACAAATTCTTCTTGTATTTTAAGTTCTTCTGGCGATGCCTGACCAGTTTTACCCCAATCTGGAAGAACAGACATTATATGAAATGCCTTAGCACTTCTAACATCTTTCATCCACTTTCCTGATGTTGGATTATCTTTATTTTTTAATATGTTCACATGATTTGCACCAGGAAAAACATATAATGGCATACCACTTTCTTTTGCCAACATCACAGAATGTTTTAATGGAACTATATTATCACTACCGCCGTGAATAATTGCACCGTTACCGCTAATTTCAGAACCAGTTAAAGTTACCGTTGGCCATTGTCTATTCCATGCAGGAGCAACAAGGTAAACGGTATCTGGCTTTTTTGCACCCATTGATAATGCCTGAAGAAGTATTGCTCCACCACGTGAATAAGCAATCAATGTTTTAGGATTTTCTTCATTCAAATACAATATCGCTTTTTCAATATCTTCGGTTGTTACACTTGTTGAGTCAGAAAAAGCAGGACATCCTGTATCTTGTTCTGGACTTGTCCATTCTACATTACACGCATCAACCCGCATATCTTTTGGTTTCATCCCATATCCATGAAATGCACCCTTTTCAATTTCAATTTCTTTTAGCAAGTCAATTAACTTAATCATTTTTATCTTATATTGTTTGATAACAAATGAGTTCTTACTATTTCTTTTATCTTCTTACGAAGTTTATTTTTTAATCTTTCTTCAACCTTATCTGATTTTTTTTGTGGTTCTTCCGATTCAGGAGGAACTTCATTAGTCTGAATAGCAGTATCTACTTCTTCTTGTATTTTCAAAGAAATTTTCTCAGCAACATGATTTAATTCTGACAAAAACATTTCTATAACTTCTTCATCTTCGGCCGTCAATCTTCTTTTAATAAAACCGGATATTTTTTCTGTTAATTTTTGAATATCATTTTCATGTTTTTCTTTTTCACTTTCAGTATATGGCATACTTTTTAATGAATTAACTGCCTTATAGAGTGTAATTAAATCTGAATTGTTATGGAATCTAGACGATATTGATTGTAACGAGTCCTTACCACTTCGGTATGAATCTGAATTAAACAATTTCTTAAATAAAAATTTTATAGATGAAGGACTTTCCTTTGGAAACATATACAATATATTACCCTTCCCCTTTTCTGCCAAATTTAATGCATCAATTAATACAATATAAGTAAAAGGACTAATTGCAGATTGCGATATTGATTCATTTACGATTTTTCTTTTCATTTTTTTACTCATGGTATTAGAGTTATTTTTGAGTCTTTTTGGATCAAATAAACACTTATACTTGTTTTTTTATTAAAAAAGTGTAATTTACCAGACATTGGCTTTTTATATTCGTAGCCAATTGATTTTAGTGCATCTATTATCTCATGTTCTTTATACTTACTAGCATCTATAACATTATCCGGAAGCATTGATATATCTGTTAGTTTCTTTTTTAGTTCATCAAAAATTGTATCAAATCCACTTGCTTCATTGATAAAGTTAAACTTGCAAAAAACATTTACAAGTTTTTTTGTAATTTCATTTATCAAATTTTCTTTGTTGTGTTTATTTTTCATGTTTTATCTTTTAATTGTTCTCATAATAAATATAGAATTGAAATTAAATTACCAATTATACACTCTAACTAAAAATATCTTAACAACACGGAAACCTTCTTTATTTTTAAGAAGTGCACAATTACGGTATCTTTCCCATTCAATAGGATATTTTTTATCAAGTATACCATTATTCAAATTCATTATCAATTCATTTAGAGCATTTATTGTGTATATCGTATTTGTTTCTCGTTTTTGATGAACCATTATTGAATTTGGGAGAAATTTTTTGTAACTATCCATTATGACATTATACGAAAGTATTACATCTTCTTTTGTATCAAAAGACTTAAAATGAAATACTTTGTTGTTTAATATAGAAAAATTTTCTTTTATATTATCCAAAGTTTCTTGAACTTGGTATTTTCTTGCAAAAGTACATACAAGCTGTGTCTTCAATAATTTTCTCTCATTTTTTGTAAATTTCCGCACTTAATATAAATATGTTCCTAAATTTGTTTAATGTTACCAAAATCCTCGCCAACATAAATTTTTATTGACATATTATCTGTCTCAAATGCAGACTGCAGAGTGTCAATTAAATCCATTTCATCTGGATGAATATCAAAAACAAAAGCATCATAAAGATACATCATAAACACAGACTTCTTATTTTGTAAATGTGGTAAAATACTTTTTATCTTACGGACATTGTATTCGGTTTCCAATGATTGAAGAACATAATTGAATACTTTATTAGGTGTTGCATCTTGAATATCTCTGAAATTCTTTTCGTAAAACCAAGACTTTACCATGCCATCGGTTTCATATAAGGAATACATTTCATCTATGAGTGCCTGAACTGATCTAAAGAAAGTGTGGTTCATAAATTCAGGCGTAATTGTTCCATATATGTTTTGAAATACTTTTGATTTGAATTGGTCATAGTCCATGTCCATATCCAAATCACTCTGTATCTGCTCATACGGATGATATTCAAATTGATAATCCAATATCTTAGCAAGTAGTTTTATATGGAACGCATCATAATCAAATTGAACTATCTTACCGCCTTCAAATCTTGAACTAATTTTATCTCTACTGCCGTCTTTCTTATTCATTGCAGAGAAATTAAAACCATCCCAAGCATTACTCGGTCTACCTGTTGCAGTATACCACATATAATTTTGTTTCTTCGTTTCATCGCCAACAAGAATATCATTCTTTTCTATTTCATGGAATACATTTATGAAATCATTACAGTAATCTATACAACTCTGTTCAATTGGGTTTTCTGTATAAACTCTCATAACATATTTTGCAATCTTTCTTGCCCATTCCAATTGTTTTGAAAGTGGTATGACATGACCTAAATCTTCTATTTTGTAAAATTTATTGGCGAGCGTTTCCATACCCTTCGGATAAAATTCTTTTGGATTGATATAGTCTGATGTATAATAATGTACATATGAATTTAGATCGATACCATCATTGAAACCGTTATATGCCAATGCTTTCTTATTGAATACAAGTGTTTTTGGATGCAATTTTATTTCATTTAACTTAATGTCTGTATCTACTTCATCTGGATGTGTAAAATTTATGTATTGTTCTTCCCCATCGGTAAATAGAAAATACATACCAATAATGCCAACTGCAGACGGGTGTTTGTTTGGATTGCTTGTAATTGGAATGCAAACCGAAGGTTTTTCTTGAAATGTCATAATAAAGTTTGTATATTAACAGTTAATACATGGTCGTGGATTGAATTGACCATCATATTTACTAAATTCTCTATAATTGTGCAATAGTTCTGCTAATATACGAAATTTTTTTGAATGCCGCAAAACAATTCTTCTATTGGTATCAACTACTCCAGGAGTAACTAATATATCATTTTTATAGACATCGTATTCAGGACCGGATAGTTTCCATGGAATAGCTATTAAACCATAAAGAAATTGGTTTATTCCACCATTTTTTGTGTTGTAAGTGGATGCCTGTTCTTGATCAATCTCATATAAAACTCTATCTTTCTCGTTTCTTTTATACACAAAAAATCTTTGTATAACACCCGCTTCCAACTCTTTTGTAGTTGGCCTTCTTTTAACAACAGATGGAGACCTGTATCTATAAAACTGTGTGTTTGTTCCCAACAGTTTTCTTTTTTCTCCGTTTGAAAACACAGTAAAATGTTTTAGATCAAGATACTTGAAATAACTAGCATTACCTTCTTTATATCTAATCAATCTTTTTGATTTAACAGGATCCCAATCTCTTTCTGTATATTTTTCACCTGTGGAATACTGATGATAATAACCACTATATTCTTTCCAATCATCAAGATACATCAATTCCTGTCCTTTGGTAAATAAGTTTTTAGTAATTTGATTTTCAGAATAAAATATCTTTTTTCTTGTTGCCATTACATACTCCGTTAAAGTGTTCCACTTCCGTCCATTTTCAATCTGGCTGCAGTATGTAATGTGGTTTCCCACATACCACCAGATATTTTATGTTCAATTTTTGTAATAACAAATACTAATTTATTATCAACATAAGTTTTCGGGACAAGATTTGTTGATATTACATCACCAAACCTAAATCCACTAACGCCATCTATCGTTATAGAAAAATCAACTGGATATAATGCCATATTTAACCAATGTGCATTTCCAGGACTTGTGGACATTTTTTTTAATTTTGCCAAATTTCCTCTAAACGCCTCACACCATGCATCATTGAATCCTGTTTTTGAAAAATTTTCAACCGCCTTTACTAATTTTTGTTGAACTGCCGCTGCATCGCCTCCAGACGCTGCATCTGCCTTTACTTCTATATTTGCAGGTTTATTTGCACCACGAGCTTTAACATAAGCAGCCGCTGCCATTGGTGCAGGTGGTTTTGACGATATATTAACATTCTTTATCAGTGGTCTATAAATATCTGCAGTAAATTTTAATGGTGTAACTTTATTCGTATGAGTTGATGATAAATTTGAATCTTCTATTGAAAGAATACACACTGCCAATTTACCATCAGCGTTTCCATCAAAATTGCTCGGTGGTTCGCATAAAACTGGTGATAATTGATACATTTCTCCAGAAGCAACATTTATTCTTTTCAATAATGTTTCAAACCAATTTGTTAAGTTTTTATAGAAAACATTTGCAGAATTTTCTTGAATAAAATTTTTGAAAGTTTCTTTTATGTAGTCTGTTCCAATCAATATGCCGCCTATGTTTATGTCATTTCCATTGACAAATGCAGCATCTTTATACTGTGGTACACAGTCTCCGTATTTTCCCATAACAGCTGAATCAGGAAATACAACATCAATTGGAAATGCAGACTGTATTGGTAATTTTTGTGTTATATTACCTTCAACCGCGACTTTGAATACTTTTCCCAAACCACCGCCGCCACCTTCAAATTTTTCTATTATCTTATTTGCGAAATCAACAAGACTATAAACATTCACATACCAAAATGGTTTAACAGCAGCTGATTCAGGCGGTGGTGGTGGTGGATCTGGGTTTTCAACTTCATCCTCCTCACCATCGGATTCTTGATACGGCCATGCAATTCCAACATAGTCTAACATTTTGCTAACCGTGTTACCAGCAGCAAGATCAAATACTTCTCCTGCAGCAGCAGGAACCCAAGTTGGTATACCAGCTCCACCTGATGAATCTGGCGGTGGAGTTGGCACATCTCCATCAGTTCCTGCTGCTCCCTCTTCTTTTCCAGTTCCTAAATCTGCATCAATAATAGATGCCAAATTATTTCCTTCAACAACAACTTTTGCTGGATCTGTTACTTCACCAGCAGCACCTTCCTCTGATTTTGTTGATTGATCTCCAGAAGCACCAACTGCAATAGTTGCGGCCGATACAATAGATATTGTTGCTGATAATGATAAGTCTACATTGAATGACCAATTGAAATTACTTATTATTCCAGTAAATGCCTGTTTACAGGCAGGACCACCATAGCTCCATCCCCAAGACATTTTAACTTCTTTTCCTGGAACAAAATATGCACTATCAACCCCTTTCATAGAAAATCCACCAGCACTTATTTCCGGCCAAAATGAAAATGCAAAGTTTCCTCGTAAAAGAGATCCAATTGTTCCATCATTAGTTACATCAATAGACGTTAATAAAGGAAATCTTGGCAAATTATTTGAGTTGTATAATTTTAATGCACCACTTTTATCACTCATAACTCTGTCACCTGGAAATCCAAGAGGAATGCCCCCACCAACAACATGACCATATGCGGTTTTTCCATATGACCATTCTACTGCTTTTGTATTTTTTCCACCACGAACTCTAGTTCCTACCTGTGTTGCTCTAGCAGCCAATTCACCCTTTACACTTCCACCAACATTATGATAAAAGGGATTATCATATCCACTACTCCATTTTGGCATAAAATATTATCTCCAATTATTGTAACCATCTAATAAGGAAGCTATACCGGTATCTTCTTGATAATACGGTATTCTTATCACTAATCCAGCAGGAACATCAAGACTACCTTTACCTAAATTATTTGCCTTAGCAATAACAAACCACAATGATTCATCATTATAGTATTCTTTTGCCAATATATCCAATCTGTCACCTTCTTGTGAAAGAATTTGTGTATCTTCCGCTTTATTAAAATTTGGATAAAAAACAGTAGATAGTCTTCTGACGAATTTATTTATTCCGTCAGATTCTATCTTTCTAGCATTTTGAACAATATATGTTCCACCATATCTTTTTGACATAATTCCTCTTATGTAAATGATTTCAATATCACTTTAATAAATATCTATACTGTATTATTTACCATTTATTTCTTCTTCTTTCCTTTCTTTTTCTTTTTGGAATTAGTAGCAGGAGTTTCAATTCATGGCGTGTTACCAACTTGTGCATTAGCAGCATTCGCTTGTTCTAAAGCATCCGCTTGTGTTTGATCCATAGCAGTCCCAGCAAGCATAGAATCTAATTGATCTGATGTATTACCAGACGGATATGTTCCTGGATCTGGTACATTTATAGGTTCTTCTGGTCTTGCCAAACTAAATCCACCGGTATTTTGCTGTTGACCAGTTAAATTTGGAACCAAATTCTGTGCACTAACATCAGGATTTGTTCCTGTTGCAGCCGGAAGGTTTGCATTAGGAGTTCCTGTTTGTGGAACATTTGTTGAACCACCATTTTGTTGATTTGCGGCATCGCCTGTTCTTACTTCTTCTTTCGCAACAAAACCAACATCGCCTATTGTATCTTTTTGAGTATCTTCTCTTGCTGTTTCATCAACAACTGGAATTTGTGTTTCTGTTTCTGGCATTGGTGATGACAATTGAGTATCATCCAATTCAGGAACACTCTGTAAATCTTCTGATGCATCAAAAGCTCTGAAGTAATTTACTTTGTTTGCCGCCTTCGGTAAAAGTCCTGTTTCCAGTGTAGCATCACTATCATCATATAGTGAATACATAACACCATTATATTCTGGTCTGTAAACACCAACCGGAGTAAATCCAACAGAAACTTCTATTGTTTTTGGTAATTGTAAAACGCCAGGATTTGATAAATTCAAATTACCGGCTTTAACATTTGATTTTCTATCGCCTTCAAGGTGTGCAGTTTCCCATGTAGTTCCAACATTGTCAAAACTATATGATAATGAACTTATGAAACCTGGCATTTTTCTATACAAATGACCTATATTCAAACGAATCATAGGTCCACGAATTAGTCCACCCTTTGTATATTCGGGTGCAGTCCATGACGATAAAAAGTTCAATTTACGCCACGATGCTTTCATTTCATCGCGAGATCCAATATGAACAACAAATCCAAAATTTATATTTCTTTCATATCCATCATAAACATAGAGTGGATCTCCTCTACCCATATATTTTACAGGATTCCATTTTGGATTATGACTTTCATTTATATTATTAAAAGTTGCTCTAAATGCTATTATTTCTGCAGGACGATTTACTCCACCGGATGCAATTTTCAAACCGGTGAAATAAAATTCAATCATATCATTTGTACCTGGAATAGATTCATTATTATATTTTCCCTTTTCATATACCAAATCGGTTGTTATATTTTTTGATACTTTTCTGTAATCCAATATGTTTATCCTATCTCCTCTGAATTGACGACCTGGTTTTAATTTTGCTATTCCAGATTGTGTTTTTGAATCTTTAACATAAAGCAAATTTGTAATTGCCGGTATATTTCTTTGAGAACCTGGTTCACCATGTGCACCCAAACCGAAATACTTTTCCAAATTTCTAGAGTGAAATTTAGCAAATCTTGGATCAGATACAAAGTATTCTTTATCTGCTGTATCTGGAACAGTTGTTACTTGACCGTCTGATCCTGTAACTTGGCTTGCTGATCCACCGGCATATACATCCCATCTAAAATCATTATATTTTCTAAATCTGTTTGGAACACTTGGATCTGCTTTTTTCAAATTACTATATGTTGCAGTTAAATACTTTTTTAATGGATTTAATTCATCCGGAGATGATTGATTTATTTTTTCATTAGGAATAGTTGCAACACCTGCATTTACAAAATCTGTTCTACGAACTCTATCTACTATTGTTCTTCTTGAAGGATCGTAAGGATCCAATTGTTTAATTCTTTGTATAGACTGATTTTGTAATTTTATAGGACTTGGTAAAATAGTTGATGGCGAAGAAGATTCTTCTAACGGTCCATTTAATATCTCTGATAATTTTCTTATTGAACCAAAAACCTTTTTATCCGTTTCAATAAAATCATTTACTATTTCTTGCGAGTATGTATTACTATCCTCACCAGTAAAATCTGTATAACTATAATACTGATTTCTTCTGGCGGTTAAAGGAAATTTTGGATTTTTACCGCTTGTTATACTCCAAGGTGGTGCAGTGTATGCACTTGTTGGTGTGCTCGTTGATGGTCCACCTGTTGGTGAAGTTGCTGCTGGAGCGCCATTTGTTGGTGGTGTTCCAGTAGTTGATACAGTAGCACCTGCACCTGGAGGTGGAGTTGTTGTGCTTGGAGCAGTTGGACCATATTCTGACGGTGCAGCAGCAGTATTAACTATATCTGATTCAGGAAGAAGTGGACTTGTGCTATAATAAACTAAATGTGGATGTCTTGATTTTCTTATTGTAGTTCCACCAATTCCTAATGGAGCATTGGGTCCTCCAAAATTACTAGATATTCTGCCTATGTTTGGTTCTAATGAATTATCCCGTGATACATTTGTCACCGGTTGAAAGGAATTTGGTAATAATTCTTTCATCAAACCGATCAATCTGTTGTAGTCTGTTTGATCACCGTCACCGTCTGGTGTTTCTAATGATTTCCAAATATCAGATGTTGGATCCGGCCAAGACTTATATTCACGAATTTTTGTTGTATCTTCATATTTGTTTAATTGAGCAGAATCAATTGCACCCAAAATACTATGTCTTGGTATTCTCAAACCAATTGGTGATCCACCAACATTTGCAATCAAAGCAAGTGGATTGTATATTTGTGTTGGAGACATACCTAATGTTGTAATTGATGAAAGTGTGTCTATAATGCCTTGAGAAGGTCTAGTATCTACGCTTGGATTCATCAATTGTAAACCGACTTGTTTTGCAAGAAATAACAATCCTTTTGCAGATAATAAAAACTTACCTATACGGAAAACATCCTGAACTATTCTTTCCGCAGCAGTAACCGCACCACCCCTAACGAGACCTTCATCAAATCCTATTCCAAATCCCCATCGTTGTCCTATATCTCTTAAAACATATGGTTGATCAAAACCAAAATCTTTATTGTATGAATCATCCCTTAAATTAAATTTAGTATATTGAACATCAAGTGGTGTTGGTGATTTTTTTGTAATTGCCCATTTTGCCAAATAACCTTTACTTTCCGTAACATCTTTCATTGTTTTTGCATACGGGTTGCCATAATAACTCGGTTCAGCATTAACTTTTGAGTCAGGAACTTGATTTGTTAGTGATGCTAGAACACCAGCGGATGACCATGACTTTTTAGCAAAAGTTACAGGTGCATATTTTTCTCTATCGGATATTGATATTCCACCGGCTGATCTTTTAATTTCTAATCCTGTTCTAGATCCTGGATCAGAATTGTAAACTAATTCTGGTTTTATTATTGGATAAAGCGTCTCTGCAAAAGAGTTCATCTTAACCATAAATCCACTTTTTTCAAATGGAGTAAAACCAAAGAAATTAGTTGTAGGTTTATCATTTACAGGTGATTTATTAGGACCACTTTCCGTTGATAATGATGAATAACCCGAAGAAAGTTGTGTATTTGCCTTATTATCAAAAAATGTTACAAACCCTGCATCCGCAGTTGTGTTACGACCTACACCATTTGGATTTGGTATACTATTTCTTACAATTGGTCCTATTCCAAAATACTTAACATTTGGTGCCTCAGACCTAGCACCTTTCCAATTATAGTTTCCAAAATCTGGAGTATAAAATGTTTGATATAAAGCACTTAATGTTTTGAAACCCTGACCAGCTTCATCTGTAATATAATCAACATTTGGTGCTTCAGATCTACCACCTTTCCAAGTAAACAAACTACTTTCGGAATTATATTTACTTTCAAGTAATGGTGGAAACAGTCCAAATCCAGGTGCATTTTGATTTACAAAATAATCAACTGCAGGAGCATTGCTTCTTGCTCCCTTAAATGTAAATTGTGATATGTCTTGGGTATATTCGGATGCAAGTGGTGCAGCAAAAGTTGTAAAACCACCACCTTGATCATTAACCAAAAAATTTACTGCGGGAGCAGCATCTCTACCACCTTTCCACGTAAATTCACTAATATCTTCGGTGTATTCACTTTCAAGTTTTGGGGCTTTTAATGTAAAACCTTTGTTGTAACTATCGGGAAAATAGTTCACCGGAATAGGTTGGCTACCCTTAAAAGTAAATTTTGAAATATCTTTTTTATATTCGGACTCTAATGCCTTTGGGAATTTTGTAAAACCAGGTGCACTTTCATTTCCAAAAAAATCAACAGTCTTTGCGGCATCTCTGCCTCCATTCCAATCGAACTCTGATGAATCTTTTACATATTTTGTTTGTAATTTTTCAGCTTTTCTATGAAATCCAGCAGTTGTAAATTTTCCAGCTTTATCAAAATAATTTACTTCCGGTGCAGAACCAGGACCGCCATCCCAATCAAATTCAGAAGATTCTTTTATGTATTTTGTATCAAGTTTTTCAGCTAAACGATGGAATCCTTTTGTGGTAAATTTACCACCTATATCGAAATAGTTTACTTCTGGTGCAGAACTACGACCACCATCCCAATCAAATTCAGAAGATTCTTTTATGTATTTTGTATCAAACTTTTGAGCTAATCTATGGAATCCAATAGTCGTAAATTTACCAGGCAAATCAAAATAATTAACTTCTGGAGATTGACTTCTTCCACCATCCCAATCAAATTCAGAAGATTCTTTTATGTATTTTGTATCAAACTTTTGTGCAAAAGTATGAAAACCTACGGTGGAATGTCTACTATTTAGGTCAAAATAGTTTACAGCAGGAGCATCTAATCTAAATCCATCCCAATCAAATTCAGAAGATTCTTTTATGTATTTTGTATCAAACTTTTGTGCAAAAGTATGAAAACCAACTGTTGTATTTTTTCCAGTTAAATCAAAATAATTTATTGCAGGAGCATCTGATCTAAATCCATCCCAATTAAATTGAGAAGAATCCTTTATGTATTTTGATATTTGAAATTGAGTAAATGTATTAAAACCTTCTGTTGTGTGTTGTTTCAATAAATCTAAATAATTTACAGCAGGTGCCTGACTTCTATCACCATTCCAATCATATATTGAAGACTCTGGAATATATTTGGTTATACCTAATTGAGAAAATTTGTGAAAACCCTCTGTTGTATTTTTTACAGTCAAATCAAAATAATTTACAGTTGGTGCATTATCTCTAGTTCCATCCCAATCATATATTGAAGAATCTGGAATATATTTTGTTTCCAATGATTGTGCAAGTATATGAAAACCCACATTTGTATTTTTTGTAGTTAAATCAAAATAGTTTACGGCAGGTGCAGTAGTTCTGTCTCCATCCCAATCATAGATAGAAGTTTCTGGAATATATTTTGAATCATACAATTGAGCAAATGTTTGAAAACCAGCATTTGTATTTTGTGATGTCAAATCAAAATAATTTATTGCAGGTGCTGATCCTCTATCCCCATCCCAATCATGTATAGAAGTTTCTGGAATATATTTTGAATCATACAATTGAGCAAATGTATGAAATCCAGTATTAGTATTTTGCCCCTCTCTATCAAAATAGTTTACAGCAGGTGCACTTGTGACTACCCCTTTCCAAGTAAAATCTGATGAATCTGCAATATATTTTGAATCATACAATTGAGCAAGTCTACCGAATCCAAGTGTTGTATATTTGTTTGTAATATCAAAATAATTTACTTCTGGAGAACTTGCACCATTTCCATCCCAATCGTGAACCGAAGATTCCATGATATATTTTGTATCATACAATTGTGGAAATCTATTAAATCCAGATGTTGTATTTAATTTTTTTATATCAAAGAAATCTACTTCAGGAGCACTATCAGATTTTCCAGTCCAAGCAAATATAGAACTATCTGGTTTATATTCTGTCTCATACTGTAATGCAAAAGTTGTAAAACCACTAGTTGTAAACTTTGAATTTTGATCAAAGAAATCTGTTTGTGGTATATTTGCAAAACTAAACTTTGAAGAATTTGGAATATACTCTGAAACATTTGGTTGAGCAAATGTTGTAAATCCAGTTGCATTATCATCTACCATAAAACTAACTGCTGGAGCAGCAGCAGTTTTACCATTCCACCCATATATTGAAGATCCAATTATTTTACTATCACCTATTTGTTGTCTTGCTGTAAAACCAACTACATTATTATTCTGAAAGAAATTTACTTCTTGTGTTCCAATTACAGAAAATTTTGATACTGATGGATCTTCATTTCTTCCAGATGGATTTGTCTTTTGAATAGAATCTATATTGTAAATGGTATTATCTTCAAGTTGTATTGATTGTAAATCATATTTTATAGTATCAACAATTTGTGATGGAGACATTTCCATCAATCTTGATATTGGAACATATCTCAACGGTTCATCATCAAAATTAAGAGATGTTGTATCTTCCAATAATTTTGAAGACAAATCAACTTTCAATATCTTTGTATCTGGAATAGTAACAAAACCATCAACTGGCAATTCCGTGAGTATTTCAACAGTTTGATCAGTTCTATCTATTGATAAAGGATTTCTTTCTAATGCTATGTTTGGATTGATAACATTATTTATCGGTGAAAACAAATCAGAATTTATTACAACAGATTGTGCAGATAAGTCTGCAAATAAAGGTTTTCGTATTATTAAAACATTTGGATTTTCTATATTATCCGATGCATCATCTGGATTTATCAATAACTCCGGACTTTGTTCAGACCTATCCAATGATAAAGGTTTCCTTTGAATTTGTATATTTGGATTTTCTATATTATCCGAAGCATCATTAGGATTTTTTGTTAATTCGGGTGATGATAATTCCAATCCTGATGTTAATTGTGAATCTTCTGGATTGACATTAGAATCATTATTATTTGTTCCATGTTGTTGTTTTTCTATTTTAATTTCAGATTTATTCAACATACTGACGAATTGTTCCTGGCGAATTTCACCAAACTTTGATGCAATTTGTTCAATGGATATTCTACTAAAATTTAAGTCTGTGAATGTCTTGTTTATGCTAGAATACTTTGATACAGAATTTACTAAACCGTTTTCTATAACATTTTTAATAATATCATCAAACTTTGAGGTTTCCAAATAATTCTCAATAGGTTGTGTTTTGAAAGTGCGAATATCATCTAACTTTGTTGTTTCTAACCTATTTTCAATTGGGGATGTATTAAATGCCTTTGTATCATCCAATTTTGTTGAACTTAACCTATTTTCAATTGGAGATGTATTAAATGCCTTTGTATCATCAAGTTTAGTAGAACTTAATCTACTTTCTAATGATTTTGTTTTGAAAGGTTTTATATCATCAAATTTTGTTTTACTAAGCAATGATGATACACTTTGGGTTTTAGGTGCAGAAATATCAGGTGACATTTCAGCCAATTTATCAGTTATTGGTTGTAATGTTGCAAAATTTTTGCCGTCTTTCGCTTTTGATGCCTCAGGAGTTATTTTATCTTCGCGTGAAACTTCGGAACGAAATTTGGATAAATCTGATCTTAAATCTACCAATGGCATTACTTTTCCTATTTGTTTACTATAAATATAAAAATTGATAGATTGTTATACTCTACGACCATAAGTATTATCTATTGCTACATTGTAAGTTTTTCTTACATCTATTTTACTTTGAATTTCCTCAACAGTCTTATCACCAATTTTTATTATAGTTGGTTGCGAAGTTATTGAAGACATTATTCCGATTAACTTTTCAAGTTTTTCAACAACAGGATCTTGACCACCCTTTCCTTCTTTACCAGCAGTAGCAGCTGAATTTGCCATTGGCGAGGATGACATTCCAGTTGCAGGTGATGCAGCACTTTGTGGAATCGATGTTGCCTGTACAGCAGCAGGTGTTGATTTTTCTCCACCACCGCCACCAAACAGAGATGATATACCAGAAACAACACCACCTATTCCTGGCAATGATGTTGCCATTGAAGATATACTACCAACAATTGAACTTATGGTTTCTCCAACTTTTTGTATAGGTTCAAGTAATGCACCTATCTTCGCATCAATTGATTGTAAAACTGCAAGTTGTGAGTCTGTGCCACCAGCGGCAGTGGTTGCACCACCCATCGAGTCCATTGCTGAACCAATCTGTTTAGTTGCACTTGCACTAGCAACTACTGAACCCTGTGGTAGAGATACAACTTCTGGTCCTTTTTCACCAACAAGTGTAGCACCACCCTTTGTTATTGTACCACCCGTTGCCGCCGCACCAATTTTCTTTTCACCTTCTGCACCCTTAGCGGCTTCATCTCCTCCGCCCGCAAATGGATTTAGTGAATCTGGAAGAAAATCCAACATTCCTTTTGCCGCATCTTTTATCGTATCACCCAAACCGGAAAACATACCTGTAAATTTGTCAAACAGGTCTTGAACTAAATTAAATGGTGCCATTATGAAATCAAGAATTGCCTTACCTATTGTTTCTATTCCACCTTTGAAATCACCGGTAAACATTTTTATTATACCGTCTATCAAACCTTTTGCTAAATCAAATGGTCTCATTATGAACTTCAAAATGGAACCACCTATGTCCATTATGAAACCACCAATTTTTTTGAAAACATCTGTAATGTTATTGAAAAATCCATCAACTTGTTCAGTTAATTTTGTTCCAAAAACCGCATCAATTACAGTTGCAATACTGCCCCAAATTAGTTTAGGTATTCCTAAAAATATGTTAATAACATTATCTATTATGGAATCTCCAATTTGCTTTAAGCCACCTTCAAAATCACCTGTGAACATTTTTATTATTCCACCAAATAAATCTTTCAAAATGTTAAATGGTGCCATAATAAAATCAATTATTTTACCACCCACCCCAAAAATAATATTACCAACTGTTTCTTTTATCCACTTAAATACTTCATCAAGTCCTGCAGTCAAATTTGTTCCGAATAATGCATCAATTACACCAGTAACCATTCCTAAAATTTTCTTCGGAACACCAAGAAAATATTCAACCAATAAATTACCTGCGGATTGAGCTGCACCTTTGAAATCACCTGTAAATAATTTTACTACAAAACCAATACCTTCTGTTATTAGTGTTATTGGTTTTAATATGAATGATAATAGATATTTACCGATTGCATTGATTGCAGGTTGTAGTCTTTCAAACAATGCCTTAACACCATCCATAATTCCACCGAACTTACTACCAGTTTCAGTTGCACTCTGTAATGGAGTAAATGCCTTTGATATAGTTTCACTTATACCCTTAAAAACATCCCAAATAGGACTTATCACTGCCTTCCAAAATAGTTTAGCAGGAGTTATTAAGCTAGTTATTAAACCCTTACCTATTTCTATAACTGTTCCTTGAATAAAGTCCATAACTTTACCGATACCATCGAATATGGCAGACAATCCTGCACCTGACTTTTCACCTGTGTCCATTACTGAAAATACTTCTTGGATTGCATCTATTATAGGTTGTATCAAAGCAAAAACAAGTTTTAATGGAAACATAAATGACTTGAATATCAATTTACCAATACCAATCAATATAGTAAATACGGGTTTAATTGCACTCATAATACCATCAAATGTATCAATTAAACTAGATCCACCACTTTCGGCATCAAACATTGCATGAACCATATCAACAAGCGGTGTTATCAATTTTTCAGCAGATTGCTGGATTTTTTTCATTACATCGCCGAGTTTTTCTGCAAAAGTTGCAGAATCTTTTTCAGCAGCCAGTGCTAATAATTTATCAGCAGCACCTTTTTTTCCAAGAGCTAATTGTGCCTCAGCTTCTTTTCTCAATCCTTCTGCATTTTGTAGATGTTTTTGTTCAAGCATTTCAGAAGAAAGCCCAACATCTTTCAACTCTTGTGCCTTAGTAAGCATAGTAGTCATTTCTTCAACAGACATACCCATGGCCTCTGCCATTGACTTTTGTTGAATACGATTCATTTCAGTAAATTCTTGTAATGATCCAGCTTCTTCCAACAACGTATCTTGCAGTTTACCGATTTCACCACTTAATGCATATTCTCTAGCTTTATCCAAATTCAAATTTTTACCGGTTAATACTCTGGCTTCCATTTCTTTAGCAAGTGATGTTTCTATATCTAATAAACCATCACCAATTTCTTGAACTTTTTTCAAATCTGTTCCAAGTAATTTTGCCTTTTGAGCGGCTTTAACCAATGCATCGGATCCACCCTTAAATGCAACAGCAACTTCTTTTGGAACGGAAGCAAGTGCTTTCATTGCAGCTCTATCGGTCATAAGACCTTTGCCCATTTTAACAGTTGAATTTGTTAAATCACCAATAGATTTTCCAGTAATTGCAGACAATGTTTTTATATTATCAACCTCTTCTGCACTCATACCAAATTTTTCTGTTAATACTGCCGTATCTTGAACAAGTTGTTTCATTTTTTGACTAGCTGCACCAGTTCCTTTTGCAATAGAAGCAACATCTAATCCACCCATTGATTCACTAACAGTAGCCATTGATTTAGCAAGTTCGCCTGCATTTAATCCTGTTAGTTTCATTTCACCAGACATCTTTTTTGCAAGCTCATAGGTTTCTCTTGCTTCTTTTTTATTTCCGCCCATGGACTTTTGGACTTCTGAAACCTCTTTATCTACACCGGCAAATGCAGCAATTATCAACCCAACGGCAGCAAGAATACCAAATATAACAGCTTGAGGACCCGCCAATAGTGCCATGCCAAATTGTTTAGCAGCAAGACCTAATGCCTTAAACCCAGCAAGTCCGCCCGCTTGAAATCCAGTCATTACATTAGTAAGAGCTCCACCTAAATTTTTTGTTATATTTTCTTTGAATTTATCAAAACCTAGAGTTTTTATTAATGCACCGCCACCTGGTATTTTTTTAACAGAACCTTCAACCCCATCAAATACTTTATTGAAACCAGTTGAATCAACAAGTTCTTTCATTTCTTGTGTTTTTTTTATTATTTCTTGTTGTTTTGTGGCTTCTTTCTCATTGAGTGCATTGGATTCTTGTTTAGCAGAAATAATTGCATCCAATCCTTCTTTTTGTTTTTGATAAAATTTAACAGCTTCCATATCCCTTTTTGCTGTTGCATCCATTATGTCCATTTCAATGTTACGGATACCGATTTCTTCTCGTTTTGTATCTAACTGTTTATATGAACCCTTTACAGCTGCTTGAGTAGCGTCTGCCATGTCTTCTTGGACTTCGGACAACAAAACACTTGTCTGATAATCCAATTTTATGAATTTGAGGTTTTCTAATCTTTGTGATGCATTTTGTGTAGCGGCTTGTGCTAAAGCATCTTGACGTGATTGTAGTGTGTTGTTTATGTATTCTTCTAGTTTTATTTGTGCAGAAGAATTTTTAAGTAATTCTTTCCCCTTTGATTCAACAGACTCTTTATTTTTTTGTATTTCTACTTCATATCTATTTAATTCTTTTTCAATGTTTAGAATTTCACTTTGTTGTATTTTTATTTTTTCGGCTTCTTTTTCAAGTTGTTTATTTGATTTGAGCATTTCTTGCGTTCTATCAAGTGAATCTTCTTGCAAATCAAGAATAGATTGACTTATTTCTTCTCTCTTTTCATCAGACTCTAAAACTTTTCCGTTAATATCTACTATTTCTTTTGTTATACCCCTTTTTTGTTTTTCTAAATCTAATAGCTGAAATTGAATTTGTGAAGCTTCTTTCAAATTAACAACATCTTCCGATGAAAGTATTTTTAATCTTTCTCGTAACGCGATGAGTTCTTTTGTAATTTCCGCCTCAATTTTTCGCAAATTGCTAATTTCTTCGGCGGTTTTTTTGTCTACTTTATCTGCCATTTATTCAAAGAAAAATTAAAAAAAATAGTTCGTATACATAAATATACGAACTATGATTATTTCGGACTAAATACCGGTCTATTGACTTTATTTGTAGATGGGTTTGTTTCTTTCATTTTATTATTTTGTTCTTCAACAAATTTTGTTATTTGTTGAATATAAAATCTACGAAGATGAATAGGCATTTCATATACCTCATTCCAAGTAAACCCACCTTGACCGTGATAGCAAAGACTAAAAATTTCTTGATGTAAACCTAGTTTATACTCAATTCCCAGGCCAAAAAAATGAAACTCCCATTGGGATGTCTAACTCCTTTACCTCACCAGTTACATCTGAAATAAATGTATATGTCAAATCAAGGTCAGGTGATATTGATTTGATATATTGTCTTAATGCCCTCGAATCTGCCGCAAAAAGCTCGTTATCAACAAAATTATTTATATTTGCTCTTCCAGAATCACCATCAACTGCAATAATGAGATGTTTGAGTCTTGTTGTTAATTCTTTATCAATTCCAGTTCTAGCAAAACTTTTATTCATCGATTTAATTTCAGATTGAATTTCTTTTTCTAACCTATGAGTCATAAGACGGAATGTTACAACTCTTTTTGAATTTGGAAGTTCATAGTCAAATTCATTTTTTCGAGACTGAAATAAGCTATAATCGACCTCCTTGTGCTCGATTTCAGTTAAATCTATTGTTACTTTTTGTTTTGTTCCAGTAGAAAATGGATCTTCAACTTCAACTACATAATCTTTACCATAACCTAAAATCCTCGCAGCAACCATAATTGCATTTTTATCACCAACATATAAATCATTATAGTCTATTGATGTAACAATCAAAGACTCAAACAACTTATCCAACACCACACCTTGTTTAATCAAGTTTTGTGATGTTAATATATCTTCTTCACGAGCAGTCATATATTTCATTTCAATCACACCATTAGATAATGGATTCCCTTCGTGATACAATAAACCTCTTGAAGGCAAAGGTATAATTTCTGTTGGAAATTTTGATTTCTTTACTTCGGTTTGTTTGTGTTCTGAAAGAAGTTGTGCTTTAATATCTGCATCTGAAACTGTTTCTTCTGTGGGTAAATCATACCCAGTTGGAATTTTTGTCATAACTAATCCTATAACATTGTTTGTAATAAAACATTCTAATTTACTAATATAAATATGGGTATACCGAAAAAATCAGCATACCCGTATTTTTTATTTCATCATTAATATAATAATACAAATTGTATTAGTATTGAAGGATAGCATAATCGTATGCAAGTGTGAGAGAAATCTCAACAAATGCATCAGAAGACCAATCCATATCACCGAATGTAGTTGCAGTAATGAAAGCACCTTTGAGTGTCCATTCTTCAACCTTATCACCAACAGGTCCAAGAACATGAAATGTTATGTCTTTCTTGTAAAAGTCAGAATAACCATCACGACCTGTTACTGATTCATGTGATAAACGAACCCACTCCATAACTGCCTGTGCCGCTGATGGAACAATTGGATCATAGAGTTTAATAGAAACATCTTGCCATTCACCCTTACCTTTAACTTTTCTTTTAATGTTAATGTGATCCAATGTTATGGGATTAAAACTGATATTTGGGCGACCAGCACCTTTTATCAAATAAGCCGGAACTCCCTCAATATACATAATAAAACGATTTTGTAATTTCGGCTCAAACGGAGTAAAAAACACTTCCGTGGGATCAAGTAATTCAGCCATTTATATCTCCAAATTAAAATTATTCTTTTAGATAAATATACACATTTCAAAAAATGTTGGGAAGAGTATTTCATCTCCCCATTTAATTCAATTAAGCACCTGGAAATGCCGCACCTGTTGATTGAATGTTGAAATCAAGAATGATAAATTCAGCAGTCTTTGCAGGTTGTAGATATAATTGTCCATAAAGAATGTTACGGTCAATAATATCCGGCGTATTGTTACTTTCATCCATGATAACACGGAAGGCATATAGACCTTGGCGTTGTTGGATTGATTCAAGATATGGGTTCACAATGTTCAAGAAACGAGTTCTTGTTTGTGATGTGTTTTGTTCAAACACAAGGTATCTTGTAGAAGAAGCAATAAACTTTTTAGAAGCAATCAAGAGTCTGCGAACATTGATACGGTCAAGTGCAGATGGGCGACCTTGAAGTGTTTTTTGTCCCCATACACAAACGCCTGTTGCAGGAAATACTGCAATAGGATTTATTCTTGCCTCGTATAATGTATCTCTTTCAGCTTGTGTTAATCTGGTTTTAACTTCAACAACTTCTGTCAAACCACCGCGATTAAGACCAGCAGGCGCAAACCATTCAGCGGCAACACGGTCATTGAATGCAATAACGCCAGGAAGAACAACAGAAGGTGGAACCCAAATAGGTTTGTTTTTATCGAAGTCAATAATTTTAACCCAAGGATAATATGTAGCAGCATAATTTGTGTCAAGACCTTCTGAATTGGATGTTGCACTTGCAATATTATCATTTATTCCAATTGAATCCATTACATAGAAAGCATCACCACGATTTTCACACATATCAATACCATATGTTGTTATTGCAGAATGCAATGAGTGTAATACACCTGGCATAGCAATCAAGTTAATATCAAATTCGTCTGCATTAGAAACGGCATCAATTGCCTTTTTGTAAGCAACATATCCGTCAGCAGATGAATTTGAAATGTCAAATCCTTGTGTGTTTCCAGCTTCAATATATGTTCCTGTTTTCTTTTGTATATTTGGCTTATTACCGTCAAATCCACCTTGGAATGGCAACATAAATTTACGAGAATCAAGAGCAGTATTTGTAGTTAAATCAATTGATGAACTATAAGCAGTTGCACTTGATGGGAAACTTGCACCCGCATTTTGTTCATAATCGCCAAGGTAGAAGTCTTCATTAGATCCTGTTGTTTGATTATCAGAAATAGGCAATGGTCTTAAATAGTTAAAGTTATCTGTATTTGAGAAATCATAATCGAATCCCCAGTAAACTCTTCTATTGTAAGCACCGCCAATTGTTTGGTCTGTTACATAAGATGCAGAAGGTGGTTGTGTAAATGCACTTGGTATTGGTGATATGAGAGCACGGAAACCAAATGGAACTAGGTTAGGTGAAACGCCACCATTAGTTACTGCATCTGTTGTTTCAACACGAATATATTTTGATTTATTAGAATAGTCACCATTAACAACAACTTTACCTTCATCTGTGATTGTTATGTATCTATCACCGATAACTCTAGCAATATATTTTGGTGAATTTGAATCAAGATTACACTTAAATGTTTCAATAACAGAAGGACGAATATCCTCGTCTTCGTAATTGAATGGAGTTTGTGGTAATTTAGATTGATCAACATATCTAACAACAACATCAAAATCACCATATTCAGAACCAGCAATCGAACCAGCAGGACGAATGTTTGCAATACCAACCTTTATTTCATAGTTTGAATGAACACCATGAGAAAGAGTGTGGAATCGGAACAAGTCTGATGCACTTGCACCAACTTTTTGTGATGTCACCCAAGGTGTAGATGCTTCTAAATAATCTTGCAAAAAGTCCCAAGGTGCACCACTTGATCCAGTTTCAATCAATACAGTTGTTAGGGGATCAGCAGCAATAGATGCAGATGCCTGTTGTCTAAAATTAACATAATTGTAAACTGCATGTGTTCCATACGGGTTATACCCATATAAATCGCCGATATATGAAGTATTTTCAGGATTGATAGATGAACTAAAAGGCACACCATCTTCATTTGTTGCATTTGTAAAGAATGAAACATCTGTTGTAAAGTCACCAGCAACAGTTATTACAAAACTACCACTTGCATTTGCAGTGATAGTGGAATCAGCAAACAATGATGTTGAGTCACCACTTGTAACAACAAATGTAGGATGTAAGAAAGAAATCAATTTCTTACCCCATGATCCAGTTGCAACAAGTGCAATTGGATGTTTCAATGAATAACCGCCTGTGCCCATAACTCTAACTATGGTTGCACTACCTGCATTATTCAAATAGTTTTTTGCTGTGTATGGAAGATATGATTGCTCAAATGTTCCACCAAATTTTGTTAAAAATTCTCCATATCCTTGAACTACGGTAGGGACAAATGCAGGTCCCTTGAGCGTTGGTCCTATAAGAGCAGCACCAATTTGACCAATCCCCTGTTGAAGGAATGATAGATCATTTTCATTAGTAAACACTCCAGGACTTACAATTCTTTCATTAGCCACTTATTATCTCCAAAAAAATTATAGAATTAAGTCTTCATATAAATATGAAGTAAAAAATCCAAACTACGAACCAGACGGAATAAATTTACCGGAGTCTATATCTAAAATACCATCACCATATTTTTCATTTAAAGATTTAACAAGAGTTTGTTCTTCGTCTTGTAATGTAGTATATTCCGTGAATAATTTTTCACGTAATTCTTTCATTTGATCCAATCTCTTTGTCAATAAATGTAACTCTATTTCAACTTGACCAATTTGTGCAGTTGTTCGAGCATATTGTGATTGTAAATTTTTAACCGCAACAACATCATCATCGGAAAAATTTTGTTCAGTTGTATTTGATGTAACTTCGTCTGCCATAAAAACCTCTTAAATAAAATATAAAATAACAAATATAAATATGTAAAAAAATATCAAAAACTATTATGTTTCATCAAATTCAGTTGGGTAAACATCCGGAGATCTATTGATAGATACATCGGTTAGTCTTTTTACCTTTTCTCTGTAATGTATTAATTCTTCATCTGTTTGTTTATTGAGTTTACCAAATCCTTTTTCATTTTTACCAATGCGAAGAACATTTCTTCTATCGGAATTTGAAATTCCAAATTCATCATTATTTTGAGAAAGTTCTGCGGATTCTCTAGCAAGAATAGAATTTATATCACTAAATGCCTCGGATGTAAAAACAATTTTATTGGCAGTAACCAATCTCTTTGTTGTTGTTTGAGCAGCAACATCTTTTGGTAATAAATAAGCATGAGCAGTAATCTGAAAAGAAGCACGGACAATTCTATCTTGACCTGTTGTATTACTATTCTCCATTCCAATACTATCCATATTTGTAGAAAATTTGAAAAAGTTTTTATCACCAAATGATTGACCACTAAAATACACAAAATTTTCTACAATGTAATTCAATTGATTTTGATATTCACACCAAGCAATAAAATCGTATGAAATATCAACATAATCTGGCATAGGAGTCATAAAGTATTCAGAGGGTTTTTTCTTTTCATATTGAGTGCTAAATCTATCGTATGGTGTTGTTGCATTATATTTTTGTCTCATATAATACGCAATCTGATTTACATTAGCAACTTTATTTCTACGCATTTCCGATTTAATGTTTACGCTTGAACGGCGAAAAGTAATCAATGGTGCAAGTGTTTTTCCCTTTTTATCTTTTAGGAAACCATCTCTTTGAATAGATGCCCATTTTTCAGAATTTGCATAAATGATTGGAACCGATATATTCTCACCACCATCTTCAACTTTTAATTGCATTTTTTGATCGATAAACGATTTTATTGCAAAATCAACATCATATAAAGTAATTCCAAGACTTCTTGTTTTATCTTTATCCCGTCTTACTTGTAAATCTCGCCTATAACCTAAATCAGTTCTTGGGTTTTGTATAGAATTTTTGTCATCTATAAAACTATCACTTGTTCTACGAAGTGGTGGTTTCCTATATTTGCTAGAATTATTCATTATATGTTGCTCGGTATATCATTATTATCAATTGGAATTGCCGGTCTAAATTCTTCAATATGTATTCTTGAACGTCTTGTCAAGTGTGTATTTGCAATAATAGAAACATTATGACCCCATTTTTCAGTTGCAAAAGAATAATCTGGATTTTTTCCGCCGAAAAATTGATTTTCTTGAATTGAATCAACTTCCCAAAAATCACCATTATATTCTATGACATCACCAACTTCAATAAAAATATCAACCTCTTTCAAATACTCTCGTATAAATGCAAAGTTTGCCGCCTGTTGGTAGTCTTGTCCAAATTCAGTTCCTTCATATGTCTGTGCTTGATAATCTATCAATGACGGAACTTTGATAGGACTGTGATATACTTTTTTATCGGATTCATTATACAAATTTGTTTTTGTATTTTCCAATGAAAGTTTGTAAACTGCAACCTCTGTATCAATTATATCATTGACCAATTCCATATTAAACTTGTGAACAAGTCCAGCATCTCTGGTTCCATGAAATAATGGCATTATTTTATCCTATGTAAATTGATAAAGGAGTTCCATTCAAACTAGCTGCAAGTGCTTCAGTTTCTAATCTTTTTGCTTCTAATAATTTACTTCTGGTCATTGTATCTAACATAGTTCTTAATTGTTCTACCAATGCCTGTTTTTCTGCAGTTGCTGCAGAAAGTAAATCGGCAGCATTAAGAGTTGTTTCACCATTTGGTATTGGTATACTTCCATATTTACCGCGAATATATCCAAGCATTTCTTTTGCTAATGCCAAACCAAAACTGTATATCCATGTTTTTCCCGGAGAATTTATTTGTGAATAAACCATATAATCATAAGGTGCATTTGACATATCAGAAACCTGTCCACCCGGATATTTTAATGGATTACTTCTTTCTTCTTTTACAATATACTCAATCCACAATTTGAAATTTTTTGTTGGTACTGGAAATATACGAAGTTCATTTTTTATTATTTCAAATGTAAAGGCAGATTTACGCATTAAATCATTGAACTCTATTGCTTGAATACGAAGCAAATCTGCATACATTGGCATCAACATAAATGATACACCAGTAGAATAAGCACCGAACCCAAATGTGTCAAGCATTGCTTGATTTCCCAAATAAGGATCGTAAAATCTCATTGAAGCCGGTGGGGAATAGTGATGTACTTTTTTTATTTCTATTGAACCGGTTGGAACTTTTACATCACGTATTAGTGTATCTAAATCATATCGTTGTTTTCCAACAGTAATATCAATAGATGAAGAATAAAATTTAACATTACCGTTAGTAAAAGTTTCACTACCATATTCGGTTGCAAGTTGAACAAGTGGACCCATTCCAGTTGAAATGTTGCGTTGTGTTAAATTTGATCCAGTAGATGCACCTATTATACTCAAAAGATTTTGTTGTATGTTGAATTGATTTATGTGATATGAATACTCATAAACTGCTTCTTCAAAACAAGTATAAAAATTTACATCTTGCAATTCAACATCAACAAGTGGATAACCCAATCTTTTAGCACACCAATCCGCAAAAGGATCTGCTTCTGCTTGAAAATCAGCATCGTTATCAAATGTTCCAAACGGTGTGCTACCAGTTGTAAAACTTGAACTACCAGGCCAAATAGGAATATCTGTCATTTACTTCTCGGTTTTTGTTTCTTCAAAATACTTCAATATATCATCAACAATAGGATGACGGTGGTTTGTTTTTAACTCATAAACCCCCAATCCATTTATCTTGTCTTTCATATTAAATAAATATGGAAGACCAGAATCTTTTTTCTGTTTTAAGTCAATTTGTGATATATCTCCAGTTAAAATCATTTTTGAATTTATACCAAGACGAGACAATATCATTTCCATTTGTGGTTTGGTTACATTTTGTGATTCATCAACTATCACACAAGAATTTACAAATGTTCTACCACGAAGAAAAGAGATAGGAGCAATTTCTATCTTATCTTCAGCCATTAACTTTTCAATTTTTTCTTTATGGTATAACATATTCATATTTGCTTGAATAGGAGATACCCAAGGATCCATTTTTTCTTTTATATTACCAGGAAGAAATCCTAAATCTTCATTCGATACCGTTGGTCTTGTAATTATTATTCTTTCAACTTCACGATAGAAAAAACATTCAAGGGCAATTTGTGTTGCAAGTAATGTTTTACCAGAGCCAGCTTTACCAACAAATACTGAAATTGTATCACGAAGAGCATCAGCTTTTATCCTCTTTTGTTCGTCATTAAGAGTAAGTTGGAACTGTATTTTATTCTTAATAGTTTTTCTTCCTTTTTTTATACCAGTTGTATTAAGACTTGATACTTCTTCTTCACTCAACAAATGTTCATTGTTATTCGTTTCTTCGTTATATTCAGAACACATAATGGCTCCTATAATAATTTAGAAAGGGTATCTCCCATTGATTTTACGTCAGCTTCAATTTCGGATAATATGTTATCCAATTTCTCAACTTTATGGGTCCATTCAAAACCTACAATAGCGATAAATTCCGATCCTTTTCGTATCGGATAAACCACTGCTGATTTAGACCCTCTCTGTGAAAAAAATGCTTTTGTAATTAAGTCCTCTATATTATCTACAACAGGATATACCGCCTTATGATTTACTACATCTTCAACGAAGTTTGAGTAAAGAGACATCGGTAAGTTCTGATATTGCTTAAACTCTGTGCTAACCCCTTCATCGAGTGATTCAAATGAGGTTGAGAGTTTGGTCATGGATTTGCCTGTCTTGTATTTACCACCGTTATGTCTTTGAAGTATAAATGCACGCTGACATTTATATTCTTCTAACAGTTGATCTAATATGGTTTGGATAAGTTTGGAATGAGAAATCTCTCGGTCAATTCTTTTTTGTTTGTATTCACCATATTTGTATTTGAGAAACCAAGAAAGAAACACACCAAGTAGTGTGGCAATACTTGATACCGCCAAAGAAATGATGTCTATGTATTGAATTTGAGTTTCCATTTGTAATAAATAGCAAAGTGAAAATAAAAAAGGGTGACAAATGTCACCCTTATTAAAATTTATTTTTGTATAATTACTTCTTAATATAAAGTAAATTACCTTCTTTTATTTTGAATTTACCAGTTGATTTATATGATTCTGTTTTTACTTTTTCTACACTATCTACTAAATTTATACATATATTTGCTACTGTCCATGCTAATAATGCATAATGTATTGCCTTTATTATATCAACCCCAACACCAACTCCAGGAAATAATATCTTTGCAACTAATTCTACTGTTATTTCTCCAGTTTTCTTTTTAACAAAAATTTCCATTATTTCACCAAATAGAGTTCCAAGTAGTTCAAATCCATAAACACCAGGACCACCAACTGTTTTTGTTAAATTTGAAAAAGCTCCAAGTGCCTTTGGACCTACCCACTTTGCAACAACTTGTCCTAATTTAGCAAATGGCATAAAAACCCATTGTATCAATTCTATGGCATAATGAACAACTTTTTTTAATGCTGGATTTTTTATAGCATCATCAAGATGTTCTACCGCATATCCTTCTTTTAGAGTATTTCTTCTCTGATTTCTTTTCAGTAATTCGGTTACAACTTTATTATTTGAAAGTAATTCATTTCTTTTACTGATAAAACTTTCTAATGCCGGTATAGCAGTCAAACCTTGTTCTGCCGCCTTTGAATCTATTTTAGGTTCTTGATCAACAGTTCCTTTTCCTGCTAATACATCTTTTTCCCAGAATGGTGCAACAACCCATTTTTGAAACCAACTTGTTTTCCACCAACCACATGTATCACTTAATTGTTTGAGTTCTTTAATAAAATCTGGATCAGCAATTAATTTTTTATCTTTAAGTTTGCCTACCATTTCTTTCCCAACATTTCCAACATTTGCGCCCATGTTACATAATTTTAACAAACCATTTTTTGCTGAATTGATTACTTCTTGGACAAGTTCCTTAAATTCTGCCCATATACTTTTTAATTTATTCCAACCACCTACTATTGCTTCTTTTGCCTTATCACCCAAACCTTTCAAACCATCCCATATATCCCCAAAAAATCCTTCTTTCAATCTCAATTCTATTTCCGATGAATTGGATATTATATTGACATTTTCATCTAATAATTTAACAGTAGTTTCTGTTAATGATTTTGTTTTTGTTTTTGAAAATAATACTTTTAATGCCTTTTGTTCATTTAATGTAAAAATATTGGATTTTAACAATGAAATTATCGCTTGTTCATCAAGTGATACTGCTCCACTATTTACAGTATTAAATCTAGATGTAATGTTTTGCTCGGACATTACTTCGTTTACAAGATGTTTCAATGAGTCTGATTTTTTAATTTTAGATTTCATGTAAATTAGTTCCAACTTTCTATAATAATAATCTCATACATAAAATAAATATCTAACAAAAATAAAAAACCCCATAAAAATGTATGGGGTTTTATTTCTTAATATTAGCTTAAATTATTTTTTCTTTAATTTACTATTCAGAATTTCAGCAACAATTGGTTTAAGTAATCGTGTTAATTTTTCTTGAAGTCTTTGTTTTTTAACTTTCTTAACATAAGATTCTTGTAATCTTTTTTTATTTTTAGTATTATATTCAACAAGTTTTTTAATAACAGATTCTCTTAATGGTTTTAATCCACGACGCATTTGATAATACGATTCCATTTTATCTTTTACATCTGGACTATATGGTGGCTTAATATCTATTTCACCAGCTGCAATTGCCTTTGCAACACCATCAACTTCTTTACCGTTGATAACCGGCATTTCAATTCTTGCAGGAGCACCAGGCATAATTTCTTTTGGTAATTTATCTGCATTAGCCATAACAACTTTTTTACCGGCCTCGAAATCACCACCACCAAGAGTTTCCATTGCTTTAGTTACATCCTCTGGTTTTGTTTCATTCCCTTTATCATCTTTATATCCCTTTTCTTTCCATGTGTCTATTATTTTTGCAAATACAGGACCTTTGAAATCAGCTATATTTCCTTTACCAGCATTACCACCACGACCAAATTGGCCTACTGTTACAACATTTAGTGCACTAACAAGTGCTTTACCTGGAAGTTCTATTTGAGTTGCAGTAATACTTGCACCGGGATCCGCAAGAAATGTTGCTGCCCAACGGTGGTGTCCATCCATAATATAATTATCTGCTGAAATTATGGATTCCAAATCTCCTCCAGGACCTCCACTAAAAATTCCAACTTTATTTATCATTCCTATTGCCATACCAAGTGCCTTCTCTGGAATAATTTCTGTTTGTGCTGCTTTCAATGCACTAGCAGCAATAGAAACTTTTTTACCAGCAGCAACATCGTCTTTTGGATCACCGTCTTTTGTTCCGGCACCAATAGCAGCTTTTGCAGCATCTTTTGGAACTTTACTTAAACCTAGAACATCGGTAGTTCCAAGTATTTCATCGTCTTCAAACAGTCTTCTCTTTTTGTTAGTCTGTTTCATATCAATTTCCCATTATTACTAAAAATTACATATTTGTAAAAAAAGTGATCCGTTTGAACACTCACAAATAAATATAAATTAAAATAAAAAAAAAAACAAAAAAGGAGTGAGATTTTTCTCACTCCTTTATTTTTATTAACCCAATACGGTTTAGATGTCACCGAGAGAATCGATTTGTATAAGACCATAGAACTCTGGACGAACAATCTTCTTCGCATAACGAGTCATCACGCCTTTTCTTGGTGTGAAGTTCGTTGGATCATATACCAACGGTGTCATTACAAGTGGAATGTATGGAGCATACACAGCACCAGTTTCGAGGAATTGTGTTCCACGGAAACCTACAAGAACTTGATTTTCAAGCATGTAAGGATTCTTGTAAACTGTGATACGGCCATTCAATTGACCAACTTTTTGAACACCCATTGCGAATTTCATACCTTCACCATCAACTGCATAGCCAGGCATTGATTCAAGTATTGTAGCAACTTGTGGAGAACATACGAGGAAGTTTGCACCACCACGAAGTGTTTTCTGATGAATTACGTTTGATACTTTTTGAATCTTTGTGCCAAGTGTTTGGAACCATGTTTGTTGATTGTAAGCGGATGCCTGTGCCTGAGCAGATGAATAGTCACCAAATGCACTTGTAGAAGCATCATATGTGCGACCAATACGAGCTGACCATCTTTCTGTTGTTTGTGCATTCTTAATCAACATATCAAGAATTTCCAAATCAATTTCTTGTGAAATGTATTCAGACAACATAGATGTCAATTCAGCTTCAGCATCAATTGAGTGATAAGCATTCAAATCTTGTGCAAATTCAGGTGTCCATACTGCCTTCAACTTACGTGTTTTAGCAACGATGGACTCTGAACGCAATTCAAGATTGATTTCTGGTATACCCAAATCTGAACCAGCTGAACCTTCTTCAAAGTCATTACGTGTTGTGGAAGTTGGTTGTTTCTCATAAGCAATACCTACTGTTGCAGGAGCAGCAGAAGCAGAAACAACGAAAGTAATGGTTGAACCATTGTTTGCAGTTGTTGTGTATTGTGGGAAATAACCAAGAATTGTTGAGCCAGATACTTTGAAAGCACGAACTGCCTCAAGATCAGGTGTTGTGAAAGATGCAGATTGAACTGTGATAGTCATAATATGACCAGCTGCGAGTGATGCAGAGTAAGCATCTTTAAATTCTGTGTCATGTTGGAACAATGATGGTGTTGAGTGTGATACAGATCCGGTTGTAAATTCTGTTGAAGACAATGCAGCAGCTTTTGTAGATGTTATTTGTGCCTCATTGATTGAATAACCGAAACGACCTGCACCATAAAGACCGCCTGAAGGATCAGCATCTTTTGCATCTTTACCTGTTACACCAAATACTGAATCAGCTTGTGAATCTTTACCGGATCCAGCAGTGAAACCAGGTTGTGCTGTTCCATATTTGAAGTCCAAGAAGAACACAAGACCAGAAGGCAAGTTCATTGGTTGAACAGAAACAAAATCTTTCGCAGCAATTTCAGAGAAAATACGGCGAACCAATGGAAGTGCAACACCTGCCCATTCTTCTGAACCAGCTGCTGTACCTGTTCTGCTTGATTCGTCGATAAGTTGTTTTGCTTGATTTTCGAGAAGAACTGCAATAGAGTTCTTTTCATATTCGTTTTTCAAATTATCAAGAAGACCAGTTTTTGCCCATTTATTGACAATTTGCTTGTTTTCTTTGATAAGTTGCTTGTGGGGATTCCCAGAAGTATTTAATAAATTTTGTATACTCATTGTTTTTTCCTTAAAAAATTATTTCAAACCTGCTAATTTACGTAAACGATTTGCCATATCATCACCTTCATTCAAGATTGGTTTTGATGGGCGGGTACTTGCGGTTGGTTTTGACGCGAAAGATTCTTTAATTTGTTTAATCTTTGTTGTTCTCAACGATTCGCAAAGTGTAGCATAGACCAATTTAACTTCACGAAGACTTGATGCACGATCAAAGTTTTCGATAACAGTCATTTTTTGTTTTTCATTGAGTGAATGCTTGCGGAATAACTTGTTAGAGAAGAGCAATTTTGAGTTCAAAAGATTGACTTCATTGATTTTAGAACGCAAGAAAGAAATTACAGCATAAGCTTCACGAAGTTTTGCTTCTGCCACTTCCTTTTCCTTTTCTTCTTCAGCTTCTTCAACTTTTTCTTCGTCTTCTTCTTCACGAAGAGCACGGAGAACTTCTTTGATGTCTACTTCTTCTTCATCTTCACCTTCTTCAACTTTTTCTTCTGCCTTTTCACCTTCTTCTTCTTCACGAAGAGCACGGAGAATTTCTTTGATTTCAGCAACTTCTTCGGAATCTTCATCTTCTTCTTCAACAAGTTGAACAAGTTTTTCACCCTTATCTTCTGTGCTGTCATCAGATGCAACTGCGGAAGGTTTCTTGTTGTCACCGCCACCGATTTCGGATGAATCAATGTCTTCTTCTAATTGACGAATAATCTCCATCAATTCTTCATCCATTGGTTCTTCTTCATCTTCACCTTCTTCAACTTTTTCTTCTTCTTCACCTTCAGCTTCTTCAACCTTTTCTTCTTCTTCTTCGGCTTCTTCAACCTTTTCTTCTTCGCCTTCACCTTCTTCCATAGCAGGTTCTTCATCATCACCTTCGCTATAAAATCCGTATTCTTCTACGGGTGCTTCTTCTTCACCCTCACCTTCCTCAACTGGCTCTTCGGCTTCTGCCTCCTCTGCCAACTTTTTGGAAAGCATAGACTGCAAACGCGGAGTGAATGCTTCTTCCAATGCCAATTTAGCGTTTGCTAATGCTACTTCCTTAACGGCTTTTGCATCTGCAATAGCTTCTTTCAATAAATCATTCATAAAAATCTCCAACTATTTTTAGTGTTATTTGAAACACTAATTGCAATAAAAAATAATATCGGACTCTATAACGAATAGAGTATTATGTAAGTATAAGTATAAGGAAAGTTATTTTTTTTCTATTTTTTCGATAGGTTTTTTTGTAGGATCATACTGAAAGATTGATTTTGCATCATTTTCTGTATAGATGTATCTCTTATTTCGGTCTTTTGTATCTATTTTCTTTTCATCGGCCATAGTTTTGCTCCACTAATATCTTGTAAATATTTCTGGTATCGTTAAATCCTTGTATAGTATATCTACAATTTCTTGGAAGTGTTACCTCTGTTTCGTGACAATAATCATTTGAGTGACATGGTAATGTTAGTATAGACGTTCCAGCAGGAATTAAAAATTCAAATAATGGCAATCTCTTTTTTCCAGTTCCTTCTGTAATTAAAGGGTTTAATGATGTTGTTACAAACGATTTATCTACCCATTGTCCTGCATCAATAAACATTTGTAATACTTTTTCATTTTCTACGGAACGATATGAAACTATATTATATTCTAATTTTTGTAATTGTTCGTCAAATGCATAGTTCATTTCACGAATAGTAAATGCATTCATTGCACTTTTATATTGTTTTTCCCTTTTATCGCCTTCTTTTGGTTTACCTAACTTTAATTGTTTTTGTATTTCAGGTTTTGTTAAACTTGGTTTAGCAAATCTCAATATGTTAATTATTCTTTCAGTATTCAAATAATAATAACCCAATGCCATTAGAGTTTCTTTATCTATTGATTTTGGTGTTATTAAAGAATACTTTGATACTGCAATCATTTCTGCTCGTTTGTATAACTTTTTAAAATTTACCCCATCTTCATCAAATCTTAAATCATACATATCAATTATATCTTCATAATCATATTCCAACAGTTGTTCACGTGTTTTTGGATATAGATTGTCTGTTTTGGTATCTAATTTTTCTGCATCAACTTTATTCAAAAAACCAACAGTTTTTAATCCAGTTTTTTCTTCATTTGGTTCTTTTGGTTTTTGTTCTGGTTTTTTTTCTGCTTTATCACCCGCATCACCTTTTGGTTTTTCTTCATCAGAAGTTGCAGAATCTTCTTTTTTTGAATCATCGGTTTTAATTTCTTCTTCAGAATCAGTTGATGTTTCTTCTGAAGAAGTTTCTTCTTCTTCTTCTTTTGTAGTTTCTTTTGGAGCAGATTTTTGATGTTTTGTTGGATCAAAACTTTTTTTACTTATGTAATACGACTTTCCACTTTCTTTATTAACAACAAGCATTTTTTTAGGATCTTCGCTTGCAGGTTTTTCGTCTTCTTCTGATAACGAAAAAGACCTTTCCAGGTTTTCAATAACTTTCCGTGTTTCGTCACGGATTAGTTTTTCAATACTAGCAAAGGTCATTTTATCTCCATTAAATGTTTTCTGAATCGAGTTTTCTCTGTCTTCTTACAGCAGCATTTCTTTTTTCAGATTTTCTTTTTGATGGTTTAATATATTCCATGTGGTTTTTATATTCTTCAAGAATACCGGCTTCCTTTACCTTACGTTTAAATACCTTAATCATTGTATCTACATTCATTCCACCTGCCTTAACTTTAACATGAGCAGGTTTTGAACTGGTATAAACTCTGTCTGACATAACCATTTTTTCCTTTATTTTTTTATTTCGTAAAATGTTCCGAGTTGTTTACCTATGTTCTCGTAGATAGACTCCAGGGTTCTTTGTAATTTAACAATTTTTTCCGATATTTTTTGAAATTCATTTACAGATTCTCTCAATCTTTTTGAGTTTCTTCTATGTGATACACCTTCAAACCAATCGCCAGACTCCTCAACCATGTTTTTACTTGCAAATTCAACAAGTCTTTTTATTTCAGAAACTATTTCTGGTAGTGCCTTTGAACGATGAACTACCTCTCTGTATTGATTGTATTTTGAAATTGCCTCAATATATTGTTGTTTTTGTTCAGATGTAAGAACTTTTGTACTAAATTTTTCGTTCATTACTTCTTGAACAGCATCCGAAACAAGTTTATTTATTTCTTCTCTTGTCATTGATGTTTTTGTTTCACCAACTTTTTTAGGAAGACCTTTATGTGATGTTCTAGCATATTTTTCTAATTCTTTTTCAGACATTGATGACGCCAAATCCTTTACAGATTTACTAACATCACTTGAAGCAACTTTACCTCTTTTGTAAGAGAGTGCAAGTCCCATTAACTTCTGTTGCTGTTGTGATAATGCCGGCATCGTTATCTTCCATCAAATATACATTCACAAACATTACCAATTTCACAAATAATGTTTGTTATATTATTGTGGATGCGATTTATTTTAGGATCTATTTTTGCAATTGTTGAAGTTGATATACCTTCTGTAATCAATTCTTCATGTAAACCTTCTTTCATTCCTTGTGGATACATAAATGCACCATGAGTTGATGGGTTTGAAACAAAATCCCAACCAATCAATTCAAAATCATCTTGAACTTCAACTGTGCTTTCACTTATTTCTTCAACAGAACCTAAACCTCTTGATGATATTCCAAGACGAATACCCGCATCAAGAAGTTGTTTTAGGATATTTCCGGATGGTGTTGGTAGTATCTCAACTGTTCCAACTACATCATTACCTTTCCAATCTACACCGAGAACATTATGTGAAACATTACGAAGATTGATAACCGATGAATCTGGATGATCAAGTTCACCGAGCGCACGATTTTCTTTTATTTGATTTTCGGTATACTTCTTAACTTCACGCATTAAAATCTTTTTAGGATATACTCTACCATTTTGATTTTTTACTTCAGCTCTTTGTAAAACACCCGAAACTATAACTTTACCGTCATTTTTCTTTTCAGATTCGGTAATCATTTTTGGATTTACATTAAAAAGTATGGTGTCTACGAGTAGTTCTTTCATTTTTATGCACCTAATTCGTTAATCTTTTTTGTAATTCTATTTATTCTTTCGGATATTTTTCTCAATCTAGTCATTGATTCACCCCAAAGAGTTCTTTGATCAACATTCATTTCTGTTTTTAATCTCAATGCATGTTCAACAACTCTTTCTACTTCGTAGATTGTTCTATTTATATTCTTAATTGAATCATTTATTTTTCTGTTTGAACTTCTTGTTTCATCCGTTCTAAAATCTTTATATGTTCCTTCCGAAATTAAACCCATTGCCTGTTTGTAGGTTGATTCATAATTTTTCTTTTTTGTTTTAGGAACAAGTTTATATCCATAAACTTCTGCAGTTTCTTTGTTGTGTTCTTCAAAATCTTCTTCACTCTTAGCAAAAGCATTTGGCGTTTGGTATCCGGGAACACCAGCAGTTGTGCTCATTTCATCTAATGATAATTCTTCTGCAAACTGACGGTATTCTTCTGATTCTTTTAATTTTTTTATGAAAGACTCTACATTCATATATTACCTAATCATTTGATTACGAATTAAAACATATACGGTTCCACTATCCACCGTTACACTCTGTAATGATAATTCGTGTATAACTGCAGCAGTGCTGGCCATAGCAGAAAGTGGAATGGTCCCACCTAAAGACAATGATGCAGTTCCCGTAGTTCCATTTGGTACAATTATACCACCTGCACCAAAATTAGAGGAAGTAAAAGTTGTAGTTCCGGTTTCACAAGTTATTGATTGAAAGAATTTTCCAGGATGCCCCTTTCTTTCAAATTCACTTGCCTGTGAAGCAGGAAAATTATATGGGTGTATTTGATTAACTGCCATTATTTACTCCATGATAAATCGTCTATTAAACTGTAATAACGAAGTAGAGCAGAGATATGATTTTCTTCTACTTTCTTTATCGTTTCATATTCATCCAAAAGTCCTGCAACTTCTTGTAATTTTATTTTTAGAGATTTGTCTTTTACCCTATGCATATTTTTTGTAAACAATCTTTTTATAGTTACCGCTTCTGTTTGAACAAGAGACTTTAAGTTATTTGTATTACTAACATTTTCTATGTATTCTCGTAATAATACCTTTTGTGATTCCGTTAAATTACTATATTTTGCATTAAATTTTTCAACAAGATACTTGTAAGCCATCAAACGAACTTCTTTTGGTTCCTGTGCAATAGCAACATCTTCGGTTATTACGGATGTATTTTGTTTTGATGTTATACTTTCAAGTATGGTTATACGAGACTTTGTAATTTCAACTGGATTATCCAATTCATTATATTCAAAAACTTTGTATACGGAAGCAAGAAGTTTGTAATTTTGAACTTTTGTTTGAAAAAATGTATCAATATCAAAGTTTTCTTTGATTGATTTTATCAATTCATACTTTTCGTTCTGTAATTTATGTTTGTTTAATCCACGTCTTGCTTTCAATACTGCCTCTATTAACATATTTGCCTTTGTGTCTGACTTTAATTTTTCATCACAAAGGGTTTTATACAATTTATATTCTTTAATAAGTTCTGTGTTCTTATTAAAGAATTTTTTGAGAATCTGAATGGCAACAGATTCGTTGGAGGAAATGATGTCTGATGTTATTTGACGAGTCAATAACTCAAACAGCATTGCAGTATTTTTGAATTTAGAATGTTTAATTTTCTTCATTGTTCCTTATACCTGTTTATGTGCACTTTCATAGAATAAATATAGGCAATTTTACAATTCATCTAATAAATTGTTCTCATTCAACAAATTTGATTCATTTTCGTGTTTAATAGTCGGTTTAAGACTTTCCGATATTATTTTTTTTGTTTTAATCTTTATACCGGACATACTATCTATCAATTTACCTATATCACGGTTTTCAAGTGATAACGGTGAATTTCCTTTGTAATTTACTTTTGGTGAATTATTAACCTTCAATGTATTACCAATATCTTTCTTTCCGATTGGATCCCTGCCAAATGGACTGTTATCTGTTCCATAACTTAAATTCTTAGCAGGTCTACCAGCTCCAGGCCAACCACCTTCTGGAACTTCATTATCGGTTATCATTTTACTACCACCACGAATTTGCATACTTGCAATATCATGTGGTGTTCCAAATGACTCCTTTGTTACTGCTGGATCATTTCCTTCATTTTCAATTTGTTTTTGACGGAACATATGTTTAATATCTTCAAGAACTTCATTCTTTTCAAATTCTGCTTCGTCTTCTGAAAGGTTAAATATGTTTGAATAAATATATTTCAATGAAAATAGTTTCTTTTCTATCAGTGTTCCCGCCAAGTCCACTTTTTCTTTCATAAGAGCAACTTTTTCTTGTTCATATATGATAGAAGGTCCTGTTAATCCCAATTCAAAGTTTACCAAATCTGCATTTTCATATCCCTGTGAATATAGATGAACAATAGCAATCTTTGTCAATTCAGAAATCACAATTCTCTGTACTCTTTCTATTGTTCTAGCAAAACGAATATCAAGAGCGGCAAGTGTTGCCTTTCCTTCTATACTTTCATCATAGCCCAAATACGGTTTTGGAACTTTTAGGGCAGCAAATATTTTACTTTTAAGATATTCAATATCTTCAATTGCTTGATATTGTAAACCTGCAAGTGTTTCAATTTGTGTACCAGATTGTCCACCACGAACAGGAAGATAAAAGTCTTCCAAAAGATTTTGCATATTAAAACGGAGATTGTAGTCACCAGTCTGTTCATTGATAACGGGAGTCTTCTTCATTCTATTCATAAGGTTATTCATGTATTGGTCTACTTCAGCCGGTGGTATATTACCAATATCAACTTTGAAAATACGTTTTTCAGGAGCACGCATAATACGATGTATCAACATCGCATCTTCCATTAAAACTAGTTGTTTGTAAAGTTTACGAGCACCTTCTAAAATTGATTTACCATAAGGAAGATAATTAGTATCACCTAATAATCTAAAATGTGCCATTTCATAATTTTGAAATTCACCTCTACCAAGAGGACCTTCGTATACAAATTTTGTCATATAGATATGTTCCGGATCAGTTCCTTCTTCTCTTTGAACTTCATATGGTGAAAACGGAACAACATTTGTAACACCCAATTCTTCCTTTACATCCATATACAAATAAAAATCACCGTATTTACAAAGATTACGAATCCATGGCCAAAGATTATATTCTATATTAAGAACATCATAAAAAAGATTACGAAGAATTTTACGTATATTGTCATTGTCAGTTTTGATAGTTAAAACATCACCTTGATTATTTTTGAGTGTGCTTTCATCTGCATATATGTCAAGTGCAGATGATATTATGGCATCTGTGTCCATTGATTCATAATCAGTATAAAGATCTATTTTTGTTGCTGCGAATGAATTGTATTGATTGTATACTGATATTGGTGTTCCCTTTGTTCCATGTAATCTGCCATATCTATCAATAACTTTTGATGTGTGTGGGTTTCCATCACCTTGATAGCGAGCAGTATCAACAACTTTTAATTTTTTACCACCAACATTACGAACAACAACATTAGTAGAAAAAAGTGTTTTTAGTCTATCAAACAATGATTTATTTTGTGCCATTTGTCACCTATTTTATGTAATATAAACTTAATATAAATATGTAGGAAAAAATACAAACTCTATTTTATTAACCAAGTAAGGTCTTCATTTTGACCATTGACTGTCATATTCCAACCATGTAGGTCATCTCCATATTGATATGAAGGTTTTAGTGGTGTTGTTGATTTCCCCATATAATCCAAACTCATTCGTGTCTTCATCAGTCCTTCTTGACGAAGTTTTAGAGCAGTATCTCTAACCCAAAGTCCTATTGCAAATGACATAACCAAGTCATCATTATATCCTGTTTGTGCCTCTGCCTTTGCACCATTCCAAACAAACACATATAGTTCTTGTGTTAATCTTGAAGACTTTATTATTGGTAATCTTTCACGAAAATATGTTTCCAATTTTGAAATCAAAAGTGGTCTTGTTTTAGCACTTGTAGTAAATCCAGGAATCATTTGTGCCTTGTCTTTTAAGTCATAACCCTTTGGAATATGAACGGATGGATCAGTATACCCATCTTCACGGTATGTATAATAAAGATTTGGATAACCTCTATCAATAATCTGTTGAATTGCTGCCCACCCAATGTTAGCATTTTCAACTACAAGAAGAGCATCGTTATATTCTGTTGCAACTGATACTAACATATTACCATAAGTTTTTGTATCGAGTTTACCTTTGTATTCTGCAACTTGTTCCATATTTTCTACATCAATCACATGGAATGCTGAATTATCATTTCCGTCACCACGAGCAACGTCAGCAATAACCATATATGTTTTATTTGGTTCTGGATAATCCCAAATCCAATAAGCATCCTCTGCACCACGCCGTTCTTTTGGTTCACACACATAAGTTTGTTCATACCATTGGACAAGTTCACCATCAATTACGGAACGACCAGATGTAAGAAAATTTCCATCACACTCTTGTTTTGCCATATTAGGACCCAATAGTTTGTCTTGTTCATCGCGCCATTTTTGGTCACGGTCTGGATGAACTTGCCATAATAATTCTATTGGATTAAATGCACTTTCTTTGTTTATTGCATTTACCCATTGTTTATGATAAAAATTACCAACACCATTTGGAGTAGAGTTGATTATTGCAGTACCACCGGTTGCAAGTGTTTGTTGTGCAGATGCCCATATTCTATCTATATCATCAATAAAGGCGGCCTCGTCTATGATAAGAAGTGAAAGTGCTTCAGAACGAGCAGAGTCAGCTGCAGCAGAAACGGCTTTAATTTGTGAACCGTTCTTAAATCGGAGTGAAAGTTTATTATCTTCTTGAACACCAGTCTTTAACCAACTTGGCATATTATCATACATAACACGAACTTTTGTAACCAAGTTTTTAGCAGTTTCTTGTTTTGTAGCAATAACAAGAATGTTTTTATCTTGATTGAATAACATCAACCAAAGTGAATATCCAGCAATAACTGTGGATATACCTAACTGACGAGACTTTAATACAATGTTCCACCGGTTAGTGTTAAATTCTTTGAGGACATCTTCCTGAAATGGATATAGGTCGAATAATATCTTGCCACGGGTTGGATGTTGAATTTTAGCATAACGCTTCATAAAGTATACCGGATTAGCGGCACACTTTGCGTATTCTTCTTTGATAATATCTTTTAGATTCTTACTCATTGAACTGCAAATACTATCCCAAGAGTAGTTCCAACACCAGTAAAGAACCAAAGTAATTTATTATCATACCATTTTGGTTGGAGTTCATCAATAATTTTTTCCAATTCTACACTTCTTTTTTTACAAGCATCAATAGCTTGGTCACGATTTTTTAATTGTTGGTGATATAAGTCAAAACGAGTTTGGTGAAATTCTATTAAAGTATCTTGAGCATTTACAACTGCGGTTAGATATTCAACTGAATCACGAATTAGTTGAATACGATTTGCCATCTTCACCACATCGGTTTTCTTAAAACATATAACAGAGTCATTTTCAACTGCAAACACAGTTGTTACTGAAAATAATAGGGCAATTAAATACTTCATAGATTAGTCTTTCAAAAAGTTGATAATATACTTTGTGGCTTCATCAGGATTTTTTATTTCTTTATCACGATAAACATAGAATTTTTTTCGTATGATAAGAATACTGTCCTTACGAACTTTAATTAGTGAGTCTAATTCATCAGCTCTTTTTTTCAAATTAGTATAATCAAACTCATATTTGTTTATTAAAGCGTCTAAACTATCTTTTGTTTTTGTTGATGTCTTTATCTGTTCTTTTGAACGATTATTGTCATAAACTAAATAAACAAAAAGTATTGCAAAAACTCCAATGACAAACATTTTCACATATTTGCCAATTTTTTCTTCCAAAACACCATTCATAATTAACCTTTTGTATAAGTTGAAACCATTTTTGCCTTACCACGACCGGTTGTACCGTGTTTTCTTTTTCGTGATACTGCACTTCTTTTTTGTTTTTTTGACATTGAAGCGGCTTTTGATGCAGGAACACATTTGGGATATGCTCTTTTACCACCTTTTCTTGCCTTACTACCAGCAGAGGCGCCGCATGGTGGATGGCCACCACTTTTTTTATTACGAGAAATATCAACCCATTTTTCTCTAAACCAACCAGTAAGACCACCACTGGGTTTTTTTCCTTCGATGATTACTGATCGTAGATATTTGTTTATTATTTCTCTTACTATATTTTCTGTGCATTTATTCATATAGATAAATATGTAGTATTATGTTATTTTAACTGATCCATATTTTACATATCCAGTTATATTGTCTAATTCAAGATTTTTTTGTTCAATCATATAATCGAATATGTAAAATAATCTATTTCTATCTTGTCCTTTTAAGTTTCCAATCTCTGGTATCAATTTTTTATTAAACGTACTATCATATTTTATTTGGTTAGGTACAGGTCTTTGGAAGTCACTTAAAGCAAATCTTATTATAGAATCTGCATTATATTTCCCATCAACACTACGAACTATATTAGATAATCTTAACTTTACTCTATAATCAGAAACTCCTTTTGTATCGAACCCACCCATACCTTTATCAGAACCAGAAGTTCCAGATGTTCCACCAGTTCCACCAGAACCAGAAGTTCCAGATGTTCCACCAGTTCCAGATGTTCCACCAGTTCCAGATGTTCCACCAGTTCCACCAGAACCAGAAGTTCCAGATGTTCCACCAGTTCCAGATGTTCCACCAGTTCCAGATGTTCCACCAGTTCCAGATGTTCCACCAGTTCCACCATTACCTTTTGTTCCAGATGATCCATCCTTTCCACTTGTGCCGGAAGTTCCTGTATCAGGTAAAGGTGCACTTAAAATTGCAACCCAAGGCAATATACCAGGAATTGGTGATGGAAAAGCGGGTATTAGTCCATTATATGTTCCTGCTATTTTAGTATGATGTGCAACTAATGCATTATACAATGTATCAGCAAACATTTCAAATTCTGGTTGGTCAAATGCCTTTATTAAATCTTTTTCCAATTCCGTAGGTTCTCCTGGAAAAAGAACAGTTGTGCCTTTTAACGGACTTATCGTAGGAGGCAAAGTTGGTAATGGTGTAAATATAGCTTTCAACCAATATGCACAAAATCCAGTTGCCATTAAAATAAAACCTTCTTTTGTATTTGTAGTTTTATTGGTATCAAAAGCTAACTTGATAAATTTTTGCAATGTATCTTTATCACCACTAATAACTGATGAACCAAAAAATGTGCAACTAGAACCTATGTTTGCCAAATCATATGCATCAGCAAGTATTTGTGCAGCGTGGTCTGTATCTGTAACATTATTTGTTCCCATTTCGGGAGTAAGCATCGACTTGAAAGTTGCTGGGTTCATATATTAAGTCTTATCTATTGCACCTTTGCCACTTGACGGCCATCCAAAACGGCATGACCAATATCTTGCCTTATGTCTTGGTCCGGGAGATTGACAATTGTGACGAGCACGAAATGATTTTCTACGAGCTGCATTACTTTTTTTAATACGCATGGTTTTCTTACCACCTTCGCCCTTGTGACCAAAGTTTACTTTTACGATATTACCATTTGGTTTTTTTACATACACGGAAAATTTTTTTGGACCACCCGGTGTTCTGAATGGTTTACCTAATGATACTTTTCTACCACGATATTCTGCTTCATTCATCATATTAGGTTCACTTTCTTGTAAACGAAAATGTAATTCGGTGATTTTACCACAAGCATTTGTAGCATATCCTTCAAGTTGATAGCCAGGATTTACAATAGTTTCTTTTACATTACGAAATCCACCACCTGCAGCTTTGTATGCTTTAACAAGAGCACCTGAAGCATATGCACTTGGCCATACTTTATATTTACTTTTAATTCTCGATTTTATTCTCGAATAAAGTTTCTTATTAGTTGGAACTGCTCTTTCAATTATTACCGCTTTCATAAATTTCTCCGTTTTCTTTTTGGTGGTTCATCAATAATATCTTGCTCATCGTAATCTGAATAGTATTCATCACCTTCTCCATTTTCTATCTTTGTAAATTTGTTTGCAAATTGTTCTGATGCTACTGAAAAAAGACTACCAACTACTATGTAAAGAAAACCATCGAATATAAATTGTTCAACTTTCTTATCATAAAAGGTTGATACTATTGCCATAAATATCATAACACCAAAAGAAAAAAACATCATCACACGCTTGGATGATATTCTACCACTAAAACCACTAAAAGTTTGAGCAACTGGATTAAGTTTATTCAACTCTTTCTCCTAAATCCTTTTCTAACTTTTCAATAAAGTTCTTTCTAAACTCTGCAAATTCATTTTCTATTTTTTCTAACATTTCTTCTTTGTTGAATGGAGTTTTCCATTTTTCAGTATCACCAAAATCATTTGAAAATTCCATGTTTGATAATTCGTTTGCAACTGCATCCTTGTCTTTTTCAGCTTCTGCTAACCAAGCCATTGCGTTTTCTTTCAATTTTCTTTTTTCATATTCATCCCACTTACCTTCCAATCGAATTTTGTGTTCCATTTCAACTACACAATCAAAACACATTCCATGAATGCGACGCATTTTTTCATCTATCTTTTTTGGAAACATACATACACAATTTTCTTTTCTACAATTTGGAAAAGTATTTAAGTAATTATGTAACTCTTGTTGCCATTCTTTCCCAAGTTTTACTTTATACCCATTCTTTTGTTCCCACTCATTTCCATCTTCATCGAACCACTTGTCACCAATTTTGCGGGATATTTTATCTTCTGAATTATCTCCAATATAACCTACCGCAATTTTGTTTTGACTTTCGTGTTCTCCCGCAAGAAGTTTTTTTACATCATTCAAATTATCAATTTTAATGTCCATAACATAACCTTTTACTTTATTATTTCGTTGTAAACTTTGTTCCAAAATTTTCTTGTTATCATGTGGATTGGTCTTAAACCATTTTTATCGGATTTTACTTCTTTCATTTTTCCACGTTTTGTATTGAACTTGGAAACAACCATATTGAATATCTCAACATCAAACCAACCAAATATAGAAATAAAACGAGACTTTAATTCAGCTAATTTAGCACTTCTATCAGCCAAAGCAGAAAAAATACTTTTTTGTGTCATCTCGCCAAAACTTGGAATATTGTAACGAACATGATTAACAATCATATAATATACATACGGATTTTGAATATCTTTGTATGCCAATTGACTACTACCATTCCAACACATCAATCTTTTGTAATCCTTCAACTTTGATACATCGTCTTTATCAACCGCATAAATTACAATGGTGCTATCGTTATCAAATTGTTCGATAACATCTGTTGCATGAAATGGTGTATTTGATTTCATAATCCGCTTAACATTATGACGACGCATAATTGCAGACTTTTCATCAAATGTTAGTGGTTTTTCTATTGGATCAGTGGTATCGTCTGTAACAATATAAACATTTTCTTTATCAAACTTACGGCAAATTCTATCATATTCTTCTCTATGATATATTGCCATCGGTTGAAATTTACCAGGATAAATTACAAGAACATCCTTATCTACCAAATCATTTTCATTGAATATGGCAAGGTTCATTTCCTTAATCAATTTTGTAATTTTGTTATTCATTTTCTGTTCCAGGTTTTACAGGCCAAGATATATTGAAAACATCAACTTGTAAAGTTATATCTCGTAGTAACTGACGATATAATTTCCATTCTTCTTTTTGTTCGTCTGTAAAAGGACTGTCAAGAACTTGTGTCCAATCACTTTCCATCAATTGTATATTCCTACGAGCACGAACATTACCCCATTGGTTATCTATTTCGTTTTGTATATCTTGTTCTGATTTTTTTCTTACAGTTTGATATTCAACAACTTCGTTTTCTTCAACAGAAAAATAAGAACCATCAATAATATCATCCACATCTTTTTGAGCTTCAACAAAACGATACGGATACCAACCATAAGTTTTCAGAGTTTCAACATCAAACAAATGAAAGTTTGAAACATTTGCCCAAATAATAGGTAATGGTCTATTACTTTCTTTAACTATACCATTTTCTACAAATGCATATCTCATTGGAAATTCCTTTGTTCATTAAATATCATATCAATAAATATGATTACTGAATTAAATTCCACAATTTCTTCCAATCAATATAAGGATCTAATTGTCTTTCATAACCCATATGAAGAGCAAGTGACGGTATTGGTGTAAATAACTTCACTTCCCAACGCCAAATATGATTGATAGTAGTTCCTTCTTGTATTTCATTTGCCTCACCCCACTCTGTCATGTATTCAGTTGCACAAGTATAAAATCTACTCCAGAACTTACGGACTATTTCAGGATTACACATAAAAGTAAATGTTGAATACTTGTTTGTTCTCCAATGTCTATCTCTACCGAGAACAACGCGAGTTTCATCAATAAACTTTGGTAAGTAATTATCTGGATCATCGTATGGGTGAATGGCAACTTCTGTTCCTAAATTCGTTTTGAAACGAATGTAAGCGTCCACCATATCAAGTATTGCATTCGGATAATGTAGGTAATCATCTTCCACAAAATAAACTAAATCGGCAGTAGATGAACGACCTCTATCAAATTGTGCATGTCCAGATGCATTCCATCCACGCAATTCTAATGGGTTAAACTCATATGTGTGTTTAGATGTTTTGAAAATGTCATGTAACCCATCGATCAATTTTTGTGATGAATGGTCATCAAACCAAACAAAGTGAATCTTTCCATCATATTGTTCTGCAGACTGAATCAATGACTTAATACACTTAATAACCAATGTAGTTTTATCAACACCACAATATCTTGGTGTTGGATTAGCATGAATATCTATGAAACTATGTGTCCGTAGAACAATATCTATGCTCAATCTATTGGAATCCATTATTTTGCATATCCTTCTGCTAATTTTGTAAGTTCTTCACGTATTTTTTGGAAAGGAGCTTCCCATTCACCATATTTTTCTTGTCTGAACAGTCTAACAGTATCATACCAACGAGAAGTATTACCTGGAACAACCCACGAATAGTAAGGCATGATTGGCGTAACAATCCATGTGGGTTTACCCATAGCACCTGCAAGATGTGCAATTGACGTGCATGATGTAATGATAACATCGCAACCTGCAATAATGTTAGCAGTTTCATCCCAAGACTTCATTTGTTCACGCATATCACCAAATGGAAGACCATCAACTAGATTTTCGTCACGCTGAAGTGAATAGAGTGTTGTATTTGGAATATCATGTAGGTTTATCATCAATTCTGGTGGAAATCTTCGGTGTTGTTCATCTTCAAATTCAGGAGAACCACTCCAACGAATACCAACTTTAAGATGATTTGGTTTTGAAAACAATTTTCTTGGTTCAGTTGGAAAAATAAACGGTGAACCGTCTAAATCTTCGTATTCCATACCCAAAACATAAGCGGCAGACATAGCCGGAACCCAATAATCATAGTGTGCACACATAATTACTTCATTGTCTACACAAATAAAACCGTGACGAGAGAATAATGCCTTTAATTCTGGTGCACAAGACACCAAAACTCTTGCACCCATCTCCTCAAATCTCTTAGCAAAACGAAAATTAAGAATTTGGTCTCCATAACCACCTTCACAACGGAAAAGAAGTGTTTTGCCCTCAAGCGGTTCATCTTTCCATATGTTTCCTGGCAATGCAGGAAGACCAAAGACATCAATGAAACGACCATAATTGAAATGTTCAAATGCTTTTTGCATATTACCCTTACGCATTTCGTGCCATCCTAAATTAAAAAGAACACGATAGTCATTTTGAGGTTGGTCTCTCAATATCTCCTCACTTCTTTCGGGTGCACCGTTAATGGCATAGGAAAGTGCTTCATCAAGTGGATGAATTTTTTGTTCCATAACATATAACCTTTTTATTCTTCAAAAGTATAACAAATATACGAATAATTTACAATATAAACAAACTTTATTTTTAATTAGTATCTTTTTATACCAACAAAATGAAATCCCTTAGCACTAAAATCAACCCAAGTTGTTTCATTACCAATTTGAACTGGCGATGACCTCGCAATAACTGTTCCGTCACCTAAATTACCGGATGTGTTTGATCCCCATAACCAAAGTGTTCCATCTGTTTTTTGTGCAATGAATTGTCCACCTGTACTTATTGCTGCCTCTACCCTTTGCCAATTTGTATCGATACCAAGTTGAACTGGAGAACTACGATTTATTGCCCTATTAGTTTCAAATCCAGGTTCACCGGATTGATTGGCAGCTCCAGTAGTTAATATGTATCCATTATTTTGAAGTAATACTGTATGTTGTTCACCTATACTGGCAGAAACCCATGATGATAAAGTGCCAACTTGAACAGGACTACTACGATTTATAGTGTCACCTAATCCAAGCATAGCGTTTGCGTTCCTTCCCCATGCCCATAGAGTTCCATTTGTTTTTATTGCCATTGTAGAACTACCACCAACTGCACCGGATGCCCAATTTGTTTCAGTTCCTATTTGAACTGGACTACTACGGTTTGCTAAATCATTCAGTCCAAGTTGTCCTGTATTATTGAGTCCCCATGCCCAAAGAGTTCCATCTGATCTAACTGCAATCATATGAAAGGTTTGCATTAATGGGAGACCACCACCACCTTCACTAATAAATGACCATGTTCTAGTTCCTATTTGCACTGGAGAAAGCGTAAAAGTAGTAGTTCCATCGCCATGGGCTCCGTATGAGTTTATTCCCCATGCCCATAGAGTTCCATCCGTCTTTAATGCAAATGCCTCTGCGAATAGTGATGAAACTTGAGACCAATTACTCAAAGTTCCAACTTGAACTGGACTGGATCTATTGTTGCTTGTACCATCACCGGTAGCAAAGTACCCCCAACCCCAAAGTGTACCGTTTGTTTTAACAGCATGAGAATGTAAATATCCAGAAGAAACTTGTGACCAATTACTCAAAGTTCCAACTTGAACTGGACTAGATCTCCATATATCATCGTTTTGTCCTAAAGAACCAAAAATATTCGCGCCCCATGACCATAACGTATTATCATTACGGACTGCTAATGTATGTAGATGATCTCCCCTTGATACATTATTCCAAATTCTAGTTCCAATTTGTGTTGGACTACTACGTGAAATGCCATCATTATGACCAAGTACACCACCTGAGTTTGATCCCCAGGACCAAAGAGTTCCGTCATATGCTATCGCAAGTGAAGCTTCATCTCCGGTAGTAATACTTGTAAAAGTAGTATAAGTATCTACATAATTAGGTCTACTGCGGTCTCTAAGCAATCCCAATTGACCATTATCATTATTACCCCATGTCCAAAGAGTTCCATCGCCCCTAACTGCCATAGTCATAGAAAGACCCGCCGCAACATCTGTCCATGTTCTAGTTCCAACTTGAACGGGCGATGATTTACTTACTACGGTTACATCGCCCAATTGTCCAGTTCCATTATTACCCCATGTCCAAAGAGTGGCATCGGAACGAATAGCGGCTGAATGAATTGCACCGGCGGAAACGGTTGTCCATGTTCGTGTTCCAATTTGAACGGGCGATGATTTACTCGTCTGGATTCCATCGCCCAATTGACCAAAAACATTAAAACCCCAACCCCAAAGCGTTCCATCTGTTTTTATAGCCATTGTATGTGAACGACCTGCAGAAACATCTTTCCAATTAGTTAGAGTTCCAATTTGAACTGGGCTACTTCTATTTGTTGTATTACTTAATCCAAGTTGCCCTGCACCATTTGAACCCCAACTCCACATTGTTCCATCATTTCTAACGGCAAGAGTATGACCATCACCTGCTGATCCAGACACCCAATTTGTATCATAACCAATTTGAACGGGCGATGATTTAGTTCCTACGGTTCCAATACCTAATTGACCAACATTATTAGAACCCCAACTCCACATTGTTCCATCTGTTTTTATAGCCATTGTATGTGAACTACCTGCAGAAATATCTTTCCAATTGGTAAGAGTTCCAACTTGCACTGGACTTGAACGGTTTGTCAAATTATTCAGTCCAAGTTGTCCTGTATCATTGAGTCCCCATGCCCATATTTCATTTGAAAAAACGTAGGGATTGTATGATCTAGAAACATTTAATATAATATTTTTTATCATAACTTAACCTTACACGTTTTGTGCACCGATAAAACCATACCAATTAGTTCCTTGATTTGTAGTAATAAAACCGTAAATATCTTTTTTACCGTTTGTGCTTGTTATCGCAGGAGCAGAACCGCCAGACCAAGTTACCGCAGAACCCCATTGCCAAGTATAAGGTATTCCAGTTCCAGTTGTAACGAGTGTAAAACTTCCTGCATAATCTGTTGGTGGTGGATTTGAAATTGTAAATGTATTTACATTATTATTCCAACTAACTTCAAATACATTTGCAGTGCTTAAATCTAATGTTAGACTTGTTGGTGTTCCACCAATTAAAACAGTTACTTCTCGTTCTTCAACATCGGTTAAACGAGCGGTAGCAGAAATATATGCACTACCAGTAACGTTAAATATCGTTCCGTCAAAATTTAGATTACTTTCAGCTACCGCTGCATTTGTAGTTCCATCGGATGTAAGTATTCTATTATCTGCAGGATTTGATACCGTATTGAATCCTGTTCCTGAGGTTCCTGATGAACCTGAAGCACCAGCAGCACCAGATGTTCCTGATGAACCAGAAGTTCCTGATGAACCTGAAGCACCAGTGGCACCAGATGTTCCTGATGAACCAGAAGTTCCTGATGAACCTGAAGCACCAGCTGCACCAGTTGCACCAGTAGCACCAGAAGTTCCTGATGAACCTGAAGCACCAGTGGCACCAGTGGCACCAGCAGCACCAGAAGTTCCTGATGAACCTGAAGCACCAGTTGCACCAGTTGCACCAGTAGCACCAGAAGTTCCTGATGAACCTGAAGCACCAGTGGCACCAGTGGCACCAGCATGACCAGCAGCACCAGAAGTTCCGCTTGTTCCACGTGTTCCCGATGAACCAGATGAACCTGAAGCACCAGGAGGACCAATGGGACCAGGTGCACCAGATGTTCCTGATGTTCCACTTGTTCCAGATGGTGCTGCGATATAACTTGTTCCGTTTATTATTAAATTACCAATTATATCTATGGAACCTGTTACACCAAGCGAACCAGATATTATAGATCCATTTGATGCCGTTACTGATGATAGGTGTGCCTGACTTCCACTTACTATTATTTTCTTCCAATTAGACAATCGGTAACTCCACGATTTATATGAATACTTCTATAAATATGTGATTTTATGATTTCAATAACTTTTCTATATGTGGTTTTACCATATCAAATGTTATTGTTTTTGTACATTCAAATTGTCTTTCAGTTCCTTTGTGTTCAGGACACCAATTCCAATCTCCTGGATCTAATTTGTGAGTATTAAAACACCCATTACAAACATTTGAATTAAATATTCTATAAACATTATCACCACTAAATTCAGAATACGGTTTACTAAAACCTGATATTAAAATTGTAGGAATGCCCAATGTCCATGCTAACCAACTTAATCCAGATCCAATTCCAACAAAAAATTTACAGGATAATAATTCTTTTATCAGATTTTCTATAGATCCCTCTGGCAATTTTATTGCGCCATTTGGATGATAGTTTCCCATATAACCATCATTTTCTTTTGAAACTATTATGGTTTGATGATTATTTTCTGTTAAATAGTCCGTTAATTCTTGCCATCCAGTTGGATTATTCCAATACTTTGTTTGAGCAGTTCCATGTATACCTATTGCAACTTTATTTGATTTTTCAACAGAAGGTATATCTAATTTTGCACGAATTTGTTTGAAATCTAAACCAAGTTGTGCACATGCAGTATATTGTAAATTTTGATGTCTATAATCTATTGGTGTAAAATCATAATTTGCTTTATCACCATCATAATACCATCCAATTCTATACATGGCGTATAAATTATGAACAACTAATCCAGGTTGAACAAATTGGATGTTTGGGTAATTTTTTTCAAAAAGTTTATTCCAAAATGTAGAGCAAATCACTTCACAGTCCCATTTTTTTCTAAACTCCTCTACATATGGAAACCATGCCAAAGTATCACCCAACGCCTTTGAATCAAGCGATATAAATACTCTTTTATTTTTTGCATCATATTTTTTATTAAAAATAATTTTATTTTCTTCATCATAAACTTTACAAGTATACTCTTCAAAATACTTTTTGCTTGTTTTTGCCCAAGAATTTGAAGATAATACCGTAGAGTAATCACAGTTATTATTTTTGTTCCAAAATTCAACTCTAAAATTTTTTTCAATCGGTGATTTTATTTCTACATATCCACCATCAACAAAATGATGTATAATTTGAATTTCATTTCTTATTATATTTTTGTTAAACTTAATATCGTCATACATAATTACCTCTAACACAATCATTTATGAAAACATATTCATTAACATTTGAAGCAATAATGGAATCTTTTATACCGTGAAATCCTTTTATTAAATTTTTATCGTATGGGATAAAGGATTGATGTCCCCACCCATAACCGTAATCATTCATATTAACAGTTTCGGCGTTATCCATATCATGTGTGTAAAAGAAATGTACACAATTCAAATTTACTGTGTTTACAAAAAGATTATGTTCTTTCGGTGGTATTCCAAGTTTCCACAATAAACAATTTAATATCAATTCATCATGTAAAAATTCTTTTTTTCTTATTTCATCTATACCGTTTGAAAAACAAACAGATTCCCATTCTTCAAATAAACTTTTGTGATTAGTGTTAAATGCCATAACATTTGTAACACCCTGTGGAAATTTTTGTGTAGGTAATTTCATGTATTCTTGTAACAAAGGACCTGGAATATATTGATCACCAACCAATGTATAATCCCATGCATGTTTTTGTAACAAGGGACCTGCATCTAATTCTGGAAGAAACCTAAACATATCATCTATATTGGGTCTAACTTGTATATCTGCATCAAGAAATACAACATTTTTATATCCCCTGCTTAACAAATCTAAAAACAATTTTGGTTTCATAAATTGCATATATTGACCGTCTTTTATATCACCATCGACATAATAACTTATATTTTTTAAGTTTGGATAATCCAATTTACATTCATAATTTATCGAATAATGTATAACATCCGATGTTGAATATGAGTCCAATCCAAGTATCAATTGCTCGGCTAATGATTCAAAGTTTTCATTTGAGTAAATTACATAGCACTTTGATTTATCATTTATATTTTTCTGATATATCAATTTGTGATTCTGATAGATGTTCAAATATACAACATCATCCATCCAATACAAATTAAAATTATTATTAGATACCGTAAAAATTTGTTCAACATTTGGTTGAAGTGTTGTCATTTGAAAAACAACATTGTGGTTAAAAACATTTTTCAAATTTATCAAACAATCGTTTAATGTTATGTTTGATATATTTTTTACAGTTAATAAACCATTTTCAAATTTACATTTTATTTTACTTCCAAGCATAAATTATACCCCAAGTATGTGATACAATATAATCATCATCATTATTCCGTTCCCATTTTGCAAGTCTAAATCTAAAATCATTTTTTGCAAGTTTTTTTATTATATTCATAACACGATAATTTTCATTCATATGAAACTCTATTACAAACTTTTTTATCCTTTTGATATTGTCATCTGTTATACTATTGAAAAATTCATACTCTGCACCCTCTATATCTATTTTTAGTAGATCTATTTCATATTCATCCACATACTTTTCAATCAAATTGTTTGGTGATATACATTCTACTTTTTTTTCTATTCTATTATCCGATGAACCAAATACATTTGAATTAGAAATACTTGAAATACATGATCCGTTAATATCTTCATAAAAAGATGTAATACCATCATAAGAATGAATTGCCTTATTTATTATCTTTATCCTGTTATCTTTTCCGTATGAATTTTCAAGTATTCTTATGTTGGTAGAATCCGCATCTACCATGTAAACTTTTGAATTTGATGCAATAAATGGTATACTAGACATACCATAGTTTGCACCAATATCAACATATGTTTTTATTTCGTTTGGTTCAATGTTAAATTCATCATACAGATTATATTCGGAAAAATCTGAAAATTCGTTGTATTTTATGTCTTCAAATTTATGTTTTAAGAATTTTTTGTGTAACGGGTGTTTGTAATCAAAATCTATTATTCCGGTGTTCTTTCTTACCACTCTATCTGGAAAATAAATTTCAACATAATATCCGTTTTTAGCATTTGGAACATATCCAGAATGTGGTGGTACAAACCACCATGTAGATCCAGGAGTTATATTCGTATTGGTTTGAACATCAATTACGGTATCGCTGTAATAGTCAAATATACGAAATTTGTTTATAGTTTCATGTTTCGTATTGTTTGATATGTAAAATCTGTTTTCTTCTTTAGAATAGGTAAACGATATATCAGAATAATTGTAGAAAAGAATATCTATTTTGTTATCACCATAAAAAGTTTCTTTGTCTTTGAAAGAATATATTTCATGTAACAAATTTTTATCTATTACATTTTTTTCCCAACAATTTTCAAGAACATTATTTACACTAAACATAGAATCTATTGAATCATAAAAGTCTATGTTTTTCAAAACAAAATTAACATTTGTGAAGAAAGAATTTGTACATAATATGTTATTTCCCCAATTACATGAAACAAACTTATATTTGTATTCTTTAATCCAATCCTTGAACCTACTAACATCATTCAATTCTATGTCATAACATATCTTATACGCCCATTCTATTCCATTAGATTTCAAATGATTTAGTGAAATTTGTATTAAGTTATTTTCTGCAACTCCATGTGAATACCTTTTATCATCAACTACATTTTTTTGTTGATAAAAATAAAAATCACACATTTCTTGCATTTCAACCGGTAAAGGAGAATGACTTGCTATTACAAAGTAATAATTTTCTCTGCTAATAATTTCTACATTTTTTTTCAATAATTCATAACCTTCTCTTGAATTATGAAAGTATGTTAATATAAATCCAATTTTAGTATCTTTCTTCATGGTAAACCTTATCTAATATGGAAATTCCTGATGCTTGTTTTGTTATTGGTTTTTCAAAAATACCGATTTTGTAATTATCTAATTTTTCAGCATATAATAAATCGGTAACATTCCATTTTTCATTTTCAAAAAGATTTTTGAATACATTGTATGATTTTTTTGGTATCAAATATGCATGTGCTCCATAAAATTTATTAACAACCCAATAATCTTTTTTCTTATCAATTATATTTGTATTATTATGAAAACCAAATGAGAACATTAACAAATCTGTATCATTTAGCGTTTTGCACGCAAAATTTAATTTTTCAATAAATTCATCGTAACTCACATCAATAATTGCATCACATTCAAATACAAGAATATAATCTTCATTTTTATTTATTCCATCTAATACTGCATTCTTGTGTGCAAGGTAGCATCCATAATGTCCAGGTGTCAATTTTCCACCAGGTTCAAAACTAATTTTATCTGGATATTCACACGTTTCTTTTGGTGGTAATTCGGTATATCTCCTGTTTACACATGGAATATACTCTATTCCATAGTTTTCTAACTTTGATAAAGAAATCATAGAATCAACTTCTCTTTCAGTATCAATATCAGTAATCATGTGCATAGCAACTATATTTTTTTTATGCACTTTTTCTTTTAATTTGTTATTCATGTTTAATACATGCAATAATTTTTTAACATTATCATTTATATCTTTTGTTATGTAATTAACTCTATCATCGTATTCATTACCGTATGTTTCTAATTTTTTTATGAAAGTTGGTAATCCGTATGACAATGCTTCCTTTACAACCAAAGGATTTAATTCAAGGTTTGATGTAAAATAAAAAACATCAGCGGCTTTGTAAAATTTATCAACATTTTCTCTTTCACCATGCCATATACAATTTGATGGAAATTTATCCATTATCGGTTTCCAATAATTCTCAAAATTACCGGCTTGATTTCCAACAAAATGAAATTTAATTGGTTTATCTTGAAGTTTTCTTGCAAGTTCAATTAGTTCACCTTGATTTTTTCCCGGAGTAAATAAACCAACATTGAGTATATGCTTAAAATTACTATCAAATCCTAATTCTTTTTTAGCATCATCTTTATTATATTCATTTTTATCTATTGGATATTCCCAAATATCACAAAGTTCTTTTCCAAATTCTTCAATAAAAATATCTTTGCTCCAATTTGAAACAAGTATGAACTTATCTGCTGAATAAATTATTTCCTTTGGATTTGTATTTGATCCATGGGTTGTTACCACTATTTTATATTTTCTATTATCCGAATAAATTTTGTTCAAATCTTCGTTTACAATGAAAGATTGTGGAATTTCTTGAAAATGAATAACATCGGGAGTTATCTCCAAAATAACTTCGTGTATATTTTTGTTGTGATGGGATAGACTGTAAAAATTATTTCCTAATAAATTTACAATCTTATTTCGTTGAACGGTTAAAATTCCGCCTGTAATATCTTGGTATTCAAGACAATATACATCGTATTTATTTTTTATACTTTCTATAAATTTAAAGGTATATTGCGGTAGACCACCTGTGGAAAGATGTGGCACCACAAACAAAACTTTTTTCACAAAAAACCTTTTTATTATTTTACATATAACTGTTGAAGTTTGTATACAAGGTCATATACAACTTGTACTTCTTTTCCTTGAAAAGTACATTCAGAAACTAACTTTAATAAAAATTCCAGTTCCTCCTTGGTAAAAGGAGGAACTGAAACGTTTTGTCTTTCTTTTAATGAATTTTCTTTATTTACTAAACCCATAATATAGCCTATAATTTTTTTCATAACAAATATAACAATTTTTAATAATATATCAAAGCAAAATTATCCTATCCAAATGTACGCCTCTTTGGCGTCAATGTCAACACCGATTGTTCCGTATGCAGTTGCACCGCCGTATTGTGGAGCTGCAGGTGCATTACCAGTTGTCCATTGTTGTATTACACCCATAAATGCATCAGGTGCAATAGTAACTGCAGTTGGTGATAAATTATTTTGAAGTGCCCATCGGTCTGCATCGGCATCAACTCCCAAAGCATAGCCGGTTGTTGAACCTTGTTGAACAATTATACCACCATCGGTTGATGCATCTGATCCAGATGCAAAAAGAGCAAATTTGTCTTCAACTAAAAGATTTGTTGTATCCAGTGTTGTTGTTGTTCCACTAACAGTTAAATCACCAGATACAGTAAGACTTCCAGAAACAGTTGCATTAGCGCCATTAAGAGTAATTGCAGTTGTTCCATTACTTGCCTTAATATCGTTACCACTAACTTTCAAATCACCAGCAACTTCTACATCACCGGTTCCACTAAATGTGAGGGCAGTTGTGCCACCATTCATCTTAATATCATTGCCACCAACAGTAATATCGCCTGTTAAAGTTACATCAACAAATGTTGGACTGTCTCCTGTTTGTAGACCGGTATCAACATCTGTATTTACACCGTTAATTGTTGCACGGACTGTGCCTTGTGACGGTGAACTGAATGAAGAACCACTAACTGTTCCACTTGGAAGAGCAGATACAACACCACTTGTAAATGTTGCTGAGTTTGTATCTAATGTAATGTTTGGGGTGCTTCCTTCACCACTTGTTGCAGATGACAGAAGAGCACCAGAAGCAGATACAGTAGCAACATAATTACCTGTTGTATCTGTTCCAAGAGCAACCGAATTGGCTTGTATTGTTGCAACACCGGTTGATGCATCTATAAGAATATCGCCGCTAACACCTGCATATGATGATGAATTAAAGAAAGTTTGCATTGAACCAGAATTAACATTTAGTGTTTCACCACCAACTGCGGATAAACCATTACCAGCAATATCAGTTAATAAATTTGATAATGTAATTTTCTTATTACCACTTGTTGCATCACCGGCATCATCATTTACAAAAAATTTGTCTGAACCTGCAAGTGTTGTTTTTGCAGTTGTTGGGAATGATGGTGTTGCTGTTACACCTGATAATCCACTACCATCGCCTGTAAAAGATCCGGAAAAAGAACCAGAGAGTCTTGTAGATGCCGATGTAGTTTGAATTTGTTGATTAGTACCGACTAACACACCAACCGAAGCACTAACCGATGCTAATTCGGCCACACTACCCGATACTATGATTTTTTTCCACGCTGCCATTTAATTCTCCAAAATTAAGTTGTTTATATGAATAAATATAGATTACTTCCTGAAATAACTAAACTTCCTGTTGAATCTATTATAGGAAGTTCATTTATAGATGGTAATACAAATTTTCCTTCAACGATAAGACTACCAGTTACATAAGCTGAACCAGTTAATATAAAGGTGTTTACATCAAAAAATGAACTACCAGTAACAGACAATGAACCTGTTATCTGGTGTATATCGTCTAAACTATCACCAAATTTTGATGATCCAGATACCAAAATTGTTTGATAATTAACTACCGATGATGATACCACATAAGTTCTTGCCGTTATTGTTCCGCCTACTAAAAGGTTTCCGTCAAAATTTGCATTTGTTGCATATAATGTTGAAAATCTAGGTGAATCACTTTCTGCCAAACCTAATACACTCCTTTGACCTGATCCAGAAACAATGTTTGTTCCAAATAAATGTGAAAGTGTTTGTGTAGAAGATGATACTATACCACTTGGTTTATTGAGTATATTATCCCAATAAACACTACCACTCAATTCACCATCAGTAACAAATCCTAAATCTTGAATTTGCTGTGAAGATGAAATTACACCACCACCAAATATACCACTAAAAAGTGGAGCAGTAATTGTTCCTTGTGATGTAAGTGAGCCACTTAAAAATAATGAACCAGTAAATTGGTGTGTATCATCTATTGTGTCACCAAATTGAGTTGAACCAGATGCCTTAATTGATTGTATATCAACTATCGATGACGATACCACATAAGTTCTAGCAGTAAGAGTTCCATCAATAAATGCATTACCATCTATTGTTAAATTACTACCAGATATATTTCCAAATACAACATTATCACTTGTTCCTAATCCAATAGAACTTCTTTGTGTAGAAGATGATACTATTCCCGTTCCACCTAATACTTGAACAGAACTTGATACAATTCCACTTGGTTTATTTACAATTTCATCCCAAACACTTGAAGTAATAAATCCAAAGTTTTGTATTTGTTGTGAAGATGATATTGTGCCAGCAGCAACAAGATTTGTCAAACCACTACCATCACCAACAAATGTTCCATATAATGATCCAGATACAAGTACAGAACCTGTAAACTGATGGGTGTCTAGTATATCGTTACCAAATATAGTTGAACCACTACTGAATGATTGGGTTACATTTATTACCGATGATGAAATAATTAACTGTCTAGCAGTTAAATCACCAGTTAGGGTAAGGTTATTAAATATTGGTGAATCCGTTGTAGCAAGACCAAGCACTCCTCTTTGAGCAGAACTTGATATTACATTTGTTCCAACAAGATGTGAAATGGTTTGAACGGATGAAGATACTACACCATTAGGTAATGATGCCGCACCGATATTGGTTAATTGTGAACCGTCACCCTTAAAATAGTAAGCATCAACAGTTCCAGATACAGCTAATAAAGTAACAAGAGATCCAGTTCCATCAAGAAGTGTTGAGTCATCAACAGGATCCGTTTGAAGTAATCTATAATAAGACTCGGAAACAAATAGATTGGTTAGGTCTCTTTGTGAACTTGGCAATTATTCTCTCTCATTAGTTTTCTCATATAAATATAAAAAAACTGCTAATACATGAATTTTTTATGGATTATTATATGGAACCACTATCCAATATACATCATCGGTCATTGGTGTTGCAGAATTACTATCAATGTTAAACCCGTCTATCCTCTTATTTGTTATAGAAAATGAACGAACATCAGTTTCAGGTGTTAATGTAATAGAATATCCAATGGTCGAGTAACTTGATGAAAATGCAACAGAAGCGGTATAATTAAAACCTGTCATGTCAATTATCCATTCACCACTTGAAATTACTCCTGATTTTATACTTGATACATACGATGATGTTCCTGCATATGAAGCAGTGCCATTTAATGAACCCGTAAATGATCCAGTATATGAACCGGTTCTAGATGAAGATGCAAAATTGTCTAACCACCCAAGAGATCCAGAGTAATCATTAAATGAACCCGTAAATGATCCAGTATATGATGGATATGTTTCTGTATAGTTTTCATACGATTCTGACCACATTGATAGTGATCCCGAATACAATTGATATCCAGATTCAAGTATAATACTTCCGGTATCATCGGTTTCTATTATATTGATAATATCTAATGTTGATATATTTTGTATACCGTATTGTGCCATAAATGTCTCTTTTAATATGAAATAACAACAACTACACCACTACCGCCTTTACCACCGGCACCAGATTTACGACCATTTGCACTTATTGCAGATCCACCGCCACCGCCACCTCCGCCAAAATCGCCACCGGCTCCCCCTTGTGCTCCGTCTAAATTATTCCGTTTCCATCCTCCGCCGCCACCTAAACCTATTTTTACAAATAATGAACCACTATATGCTCCACCTGCACTAGCAGTTGCTGCAGTAGTTGTAGATAATCCACCTTTCCATAAACCAACTTGATCCAATCCATAAAATGGCGATGCAATGTTGTTATTAATAGTACCATTTGGATTTGATGCAATTATAGAACCACCATTTCCACCTGCAACATTTCTTTCACCCGTTTCACCGGTTGAACCACCGCCACCTCCACCGCCAGTGCAACCAATTAAATATACCGGAGCATTATGTCTAGAGTTAGCGTTTGTATCATTTGGAGTTTCGTTTTGATTGGCTGATACAATCACTCTTCCCGTCCCACCAGCAATTCCTGGAATAAATCCAAGTCCACCTATAGCAATACCGCTGTATACATCAACACCCATGGTCCCCCAATTGGTTTGTGTATCTGATACATTGTATTTATTTACATCTCTAACTTGAGATCCGCCTCCTAGTCCGGCAAAAGGAAAATCATATGTTCCTTGATCAGTAGTTATTCCTCTAGAACCGTTTATACCACCAGGAGCAATAAATCTACCAAATATAGATTTTCCGCCAGATTGACCATTATTACCATTAATAGCATCAGTTGCAGTAGCTGCAGTTACAGGAGCAGCACCATTTCCTCCACTTCCTACTTGATAAGATACAGTTGCAGCTAAATCCGATGCCCTAACAGTAGCAAATGTTATTGCTCCACCACCACCGCCACCTCCGCCAAATAATTTACGGCCTGGAGAAGTTCCACATAATGCTCCTGATCCACCGCCACCGCCACCGCCTATTAGTATAATATCAACTTTATTAACACCAGTTGGTTTTGACCAATAGTTGGATCCATTTGTATAAACTTGTAAATCAGTTATACCAGCATTCCCTATATCACCTGTTCTATAAAATTCAATTACACATTTTTCAGAATTTGATGGAAGTGTTGTTCCTGATATAGAAGTTACTGTGTATTGATAATACGGTGAACTTATGTTTAATGTAGATACACTAAATATGAGTAGAAGTGAACTTTCATTGCTATTACTTCTAATTATGATAAATCCTTTTGTTGAACTAGTGGAATCATCCCATGTAGCCAAATAACTACCAACTGATGCACTATCAGCATTTGTTGAATTTATTGAAAGAGTATAGGTTGAACCGTTTGATATTGTTGCACTGTTTAGTCTAAATTGTCCTGAGCTAGGAATGGTATTTGTGGTTGTGTTAAAATTATATTCCAAACCACCCTTATCCCCTTGAACACCAGATGTTCCTCTTGTTCCAGAACTTCCTGATGTTCCTCTTGTTCCAGAACTACCGGATGTTCCAGAACTTCCTGATGTGCCAGAACTTCCTGATGTGCCAGAACTTCCTGATGAACCTGATGAACCAGAAGTTCCACTTGAACCAGAAGTTCCTGATGAACCTGATGTTCCACTTGAACCAGAACTTCCTGATGAACCTGATGTGCCAGAACTTCCTGATGTGCCAGAACTTCCTGATGAACCAGATGAACCAGAAGTTCCACTTGAACCAGATGTTCCTCTTGTTCCTGATGAACCTGATGTACCAGAAGTTCCTGATGAACCTGATGAACCAGAAGTTCCTGATGAACCAGATGTGCCAGAAGTTCCTGATGAACCTGATGAACCAGAAGTTCCTGATGAACCAGATGTTCCTGAAGATCCAGATGTCCCACTATTTCCAGTTCTACTAAATTGTAATGCACATTGTTCATTTGAACTTGGTAAAGTTGCAGTCCCAGCATTCAAAATAGTTCCATTTATTTCAAGTCCTGTTGCAGAAGGATTACCACCTATATTATCCAATGATGTCACTTCAAAAACTATTACGGTTGTATCACTATTTTCATTTCCTCTAATTAAGATATATCCCTTTTGAGTTGAATTTGAATCATCCCATGTTTCAATAAATGTTTCCATTGAAACTGTATTAACATCAAAATTATGTATGTATAATTGTGTTACTGATGATGGAGTTGCTGAATTAAATCTAAACTTACCGCTATTCAATCCTGTGCCAGTTGTTGATGAATTATCAAATCTGTATTGTATACCGGCTATATTACCTTGACTGCCACTTGTTCCTGCAGTTCCACTTGAACCAGAAGTTCCTGATGAACCAGAAGTTCCTGATGAACCAGAAGTTCCTGATGAACCTGATGTTCCACTTGAACCAGAAGTTCCTGATGAACCTGATGAACCAGATGTTCCACTTGAACCAGAAGTTCCTGATGAACCTGATGTGCCAGAACTTCCTGATGTGCCAGAACTTCCTGATGTGCCAGAACTTCCTGATGAACCTGATGAACCAGAAGTTCCACTTGAACCAGAAGTTCCTGATGAACCTGATGAACCAGATGTTCCACTTGAACCAGAAGTTCCCGATGAACCTGATGAACCTGATGAACCTGTTGTGCCAGAACTTCCTGATGTGCCAGAACTTCCTGATGTGCCAGAACTTCCTGATGTGCCAGAACTTCCTGATGAACCTGATGAACCAGAAGTTCCACTTGAACCAGAAGTTCCTGATGAACCTGATGTTCCACTTGAACCAGAAGTTCCTGATGAACCTGATGAACCAGATGTTCCACTTGAACCAGAAGTTCCTGATGAACCTGATGTGCCAGAACTTCCTGAT